TCCCGCCGTGGTGCGGTGTTTTGGGGTGAAGTGTAGTCGTAGCGTAGTCATGGCGCCGATCCTCCCGTTTTTCGGTGCTGCTGGATCGCCGCGTCTAGCCCTTCCTCGATCATGTCGGCGGCCTCGTTGAGTTCGTCCTGAAAGAGGTGGGTGTACACGTCGTCGGTGATTCGGGTATCAGCGTGGCCGAGATAGACCGAGATCGTCTTGAGTGGTGCCCGCTTGCGGTGGAGGAAGGTCGCCGCGCTGTGGCGCAGGCTATGCGGGGAGAACCCTGTAAGATCGATCAGCTTCGCGGCACGCTGGAAAGCGGTATAGATCCGGCCGGAGTCGAGCGCGCCGCCACTCTTGACCGCGATAAAAACATAGTCCGCATCCTCGTTCGCTGGCGTTTTCCACTTCTCCCCCATCGCCCGTCTCTCGGCTTCCTGGCGCGTCTGGTGCCACGTAAACGCGGCGATGAGGGACGCCGGCAGCTTGAAGATGCGTACATCGTCTGACTTGGTTTCGCCGTGCTGAAGCCCATAGCCTCGCACATAGCCCAAGGTGCCGCGGATCGTCAGCGTGCCGGCCACCAAGTCAACGTCTTTCCAGCGCAGCGCGCACACCTCACCGCGGCGCAGGCCGAACACGAACAGCAGCCTAAGCGCCAATTCCAGCCGATCGCCCTTCGCCGCCTCCAGCAGCGCGGCGACTTGGTCAAGCGACATGGCCTTGCCGCTCCCCTTCTTGACCTCTGGTCCCTTCGCTCGATCGACGGGGTTGTATTCGATCAGGTCATCCTCAACGGCCTGCTCCAAAATCTGGTGCAGCACAGCACGGACGACCCGGATCGAGGCGGGCGCGAGCTTCTGACGGGTCAGGGCGTTGATGAACTTGCGCACGATCGGTGTGCGGATGTGGCGTGCCTCCGTGTCGCCGAGCTGCGGCGCGATATGCGCCTCGAATGCCCAGCGGTAGATCGCGATGGTGCTCGGGCGACCAGTGAGTACAAAGGCGTCGAGCCAGTCGGCGCCATACTCACGCAGGGTCTGAGGCTCTTTCGTAAGATCGACGCCCTGCTCGTGCTGCTTGCGAAGCTTGACCAGTTCGGCCTCGGCCTCGGTCTTTTCCTTAAAGCGGCGGCTGCGCACCTTCTGCCGCTTGCCGTCGTCGCTCCAACCGACCGTCAGCTCGGCGCAGTAGCCGATCGGCTTGCCCTTCCGCGTGAAGCGGATGACGGTGCCCTCGCCGTTTTTACGCCCGCGTGGTCTACGTACCATGTTGCGCCTCCTGTTGCTCCACGACAGCCAGGAAGCTCGCGATGCGGATGCGGAGCGCAGAGCCGATCTTGAGCGACTCGATGCGCCGGCTGCGGACGGCCGGATAATAATGCCGGTACCATGTCACGCGGTCGATGCCCATGATCTCGGCAAGTTCGCCGGGGCTGGCGTAGGCGCGGCCGGCGTATTTTTCAGGGATGGCGATCATCAGTTCAACCCCTCCCTTGGCGGCACGAACCCGCGCACGCGCACGTACTCGCCGATGCGCTTGACCCATACCCTGGTGCCCGGCGGCATCGGCTCGGGCGCTTCGCCCGGCAGCAGATCGCGCTCGTAGCCGGTCGCGTCTGGGTGCTGCATAAAATACTCGTAATCGACATCCTGCGACGGGTCGGAGTCTATCGGCGGCGCGATGATGACCGGAACATTTCTGCCTCTCATCGCATACCGCCGCTTTCCAGCACGGCCTTCCAGCGGCGCAGTACGAAGCGCACGAGCAGGGGCGGTCGATGGTCGATGAGGAAGATCACCGCGTCGAGCAGGTGACTGCGGGTGCGATCGAAGGGTGCGAACATAAATCCTCCGTTATGGGCTTGACATAGCAGCCGTCTTGCCCCATAATGGAGGGTGTCGCGCCCGTCCATTATGAGACGTTGAGAAAGCCGCCAGCCGCCGTAGGGCGGCTTTCTCATTGTGTCCCTGATATGACTGAGCGAGCATCCGCGCCGTCTTTTCCTGACCGCGGATGCTCGCTCTCTTGCAAAACCCTACGAAGCGCGATGCGCACGGCCTCCGAGGCCGAGACGCCCTCGCGCTGTGCCAACGCTGCGATCGCCTCGCGATCGCCCGGCATCACACGCATGGTCCAAAAAACGTCTCTCCACGCCATGGGTCTGCTCCTTCGTTCGTACGCATTGTAACATATGAATCCCTTTCGATCAAGTAGCAATCCGATCGATTATTCGATCACTTTTGTGCCTGCTCTACCTTGCAACTTTTTACTTTTGCTTCCCCATCCCCCTGCGGCGTCATAAGCGGCCTTGACGGTTCGCAGGTAGCTATAACTGAAGCCGGTTTCTTCGGCGAGTTGGCGCAGGGTGATGCGGCTACCTTGCGCCCGTGATCGATAGTAGCGCTCGATGACTTCCTCGGCGCTTGGCTCGGCCGTGCGGCGAATATCGTGGGCACGGAGTTCGAGCGGGTTTACTTCCTCTTCGAAAATCGGTCGCCAGAAGCCGGCCCATGCGGGCAACTCGAACATCGTGATACGAGTCCCGTTGCCTTGCTTGGCGAAGATAATGCTGAGTACGGCAAAGTCTTGGCTCTCCGTATAGCCATCAATACGATAGCCGTCGTCGGTGAAATCATCGCGCCAGGTTACCCCCTGCGGGGCGCGACGACGCGCCTGGATCGCAGCCGCGGCTGCGATCCACCACCAGTCACTGATGGGGAGGGATGCCCGGTGTATGATATATGGCTCGCTCATCACGCCCTCAGCAGCTCAGCGGATACTGCGCCCGATTATATCACCGCTTCTGCTTCAGCTGCGCGGTATATTGCGTCCAGGCCAACAAGAAGCGCCGCGCCGTGTCCTGCTCCGTCGGCCCGCGGGCGTCGCGCAGCTGCTGGGTGAACTTCGCCACCATGCGCTGGGCGTGGTCAAGCTCGGCCTGTTCGTCGGATGTCATTGGCGCATCATCCGTCTCGCCTGGTCGACTCGCTCATCCTCGGCTCGCTGCTTTCGCCAGATCTCAAAATCACGCAGCTGCTTTTCTTCCTGGGTCAGCACTTGCGTAACGCGCGTGTTGAGCTGGGGATGCGCGGACTGGTAGGGTGGGATCGTGTCGCTCACGTCGTCCTGCGGCGCAGCCACGTCGAGCAGGCCGGCCAGCGTCTGCATATCCTGATCGTTCGCGTCTGTCCACCTCAGGCCCGCGTGGGCAGTCAGCGCTTTCAAGTAGTGACGGACGATAGAAGCGGCGTGTTCGCCTGGTGGTAAAATAGCCATTGTCGTAACCTCTCACGTCAGGTTGCGGCCAGCCGGGCGGGTGCGACCACACCGCGCCCGGCATTTAATTCTCGTTGACGGCCTTGAACTTCTCAAGCGGGTGCGGGCGTTCTGGGTAGACTGGCGCCGGTCGCTCTGCTCGGATCTCGCGAATGAGCGCAAGCACGGTATTGCGATCGCCGCCGACATAGGTAGCGATCTGGTTGGCGGAGCTGCGATAGGCGCCGCCCTTGCGCTGCACTGCCAGTACGGTGATCAACTCCGTGTCGGTCAACTCGCGCCCGATCCGTGGCATTATGTCATCGCCCGAAGCGATGGTATGCCCGTCCATACCAGTATCCCATACTGGTATACATACCGCTTCCATATCAGGCGAAATTGGCGGCGCGCTCTGAGGGCGTGACATAATGACGCCGCCTATTCGGGCGCTCACCTCGGGCCACCAGGCCCTTATGATGCCCGCCGGCACAAGCACGACGGCGGCGATCGCCAGTCCGCACATCACGACATCCCCGAGTGTTTGGAGCATGGCGCACCTCCGAATCTAGCCCGACTCCCATAAATACTCAGACAGGCTGGCGAGCAGTAGCCCGATCGTGAGCGCTAGCAGGAACGCCGCACTAGGGGTCATCGCTGCCTGCACGTTCATCACCTCGGCGAGCATCCTACCGACATCCGTTTGCGCCAGCCGGCCCATATATGGGTACAGCCCGCCCGCGTTCAGGAGGCCGTCAACGAACGTGACGACCAGGCCGACAACCGCCAGCCGGCCGCCATTGCGCCGCATCAGGAATCGCCACAACGGACGCTCGGCGATCGTCAAGAGCCATTGTACACCACCAGCCAGCAACGCGCTCACAAGCCAGCTGGCGCCCGGCATCGCCCGCGCAAAGAACAGGTAGGTAGTGAATGTGCCGAGCAGCCAGGCAACGACCGCGGCCACGCGGTGCCATGCGACCTGCGACCGCGCACGCTCGGCTGGCTTGCCATCGCGTAGCGGCTCTGAATGAACGGTGCTCATTCTGGCACCTCCTCCATCATGAGGAGGTCGCCGGTCCCGCACTCGAAGTAATTACACAGCCGCTCGATCACATCCTTCGGGTACTCGGTTAGTTCGTTGTTCGCCAGCGCGTAGATCGTATAGGTGCTGATGCCTGTGGTGCGTGCGATGCTCCGCAACGTGACCCGGCGCCCGTCGCGCTGCGACTTTTGCGCGACCAGCACTAGTAAGTTGCTTTTCAACTTTCTCATGCCTCCTTTCTACAACGCATCGGTCTTACCGTCAAGTATAGTGTATCGTTCGTAGTCTGTCAAGTAATGCTTGACAGAAGATCGTGAATATGCTATAATCTGTCTTGTAAGACACGACAAAGGCGCGCCCCGGATGGTACCCGAGACGCGCCAATAGCAGACAAGGAGAACGCCCATGTCTACCACCCTCAGTTTACCACCGATCGAGATCATGGCCGCGGCCGCGGCCGAACTCGCCGAACAGGCCCAGATCGCCGGCGATCGTCCCCTCGTCAACGCGCTCAACAAAGCCATGCTCCAACTCCACGAAGGCACTGCCCCGGTTCCGACCATCGGCGGCTGGCTGCTGGAGAGCCGCACGCGTCCCGGTACGGTTCATCGGATTAGCCTCAGAAATGGGTGTTCGTGCGAGGCCGGATGCAACGCGCGCACCTGCTGGCATGTGCAGCTGATGACCATTATCGAGCGCGCCGCCGAACAGTACACAATGCCCGCGCTGCACATTCAGGCCAAAGCCGAGATTGACGCCGACTTGACCGCCAGCGCCGCTCCATAGGAGACACGACAATGCCACTCACTCACAACCAGCGCGCCATCCTCGCGGCCATCGAAGCCGGCCACATCACGATCCGCGATATCGCGCAGCACACCGGCATCGGCTCGACGGCGACGGTTCACACGAATTTGAGGAAGCTCGAAAAGGGCGGCCACTTGATCCTGCACAAGAACGGCGGCCATACGCAGGTTGATGCTGGCCGAGACTTCGCCCGAGGATGGGACACCGCCGCGCGGCTCGCTGGCAATCCCGACGCCTGAACCGAATCCAACCAGGCCGCGCCGTCGTTTTCGTCGGTGTAGCGGCCACTACAACCCAAAGGAGCAACGACCATGATCACCCACAACGAAGAGACCGGATGGGGCTTCACCCTCGGCAAGCAACCCTACGTCGGCTATGCCAGCCGCGAAGAAGCCGCAACCGCTTTGTACGACCTGGAGCGCGGTATCATCTGCCGCGCAACCGACGCAGCCCTAGCAGGAAACACGACGGACGATGAGATCGCGATCCTCGACTGGATAGACAAGCAGGCCGCGGCCCTGCCCGGCAACGTGATCGTCACCGCCGCCGCGCGCTATGACACGAACGACGACGCCGTGACACCGACTATCCGCCCCACACCCGCCGGCCTGGCCATCGGCTATGACAGCGACGAGGGCGGCCCCGCGGCCATCACGGAGGTCTGGCACGCATCATCCGCGCCGCTCACGATCGTGCTGACCGACGATAATGAGTTGTGGGTGCTCAGCCGCGATGAGTGGGGCAGCCCGGCCCAGATCGTCACCGTCGAACGCCTCGCTGATGCGGAGTGCCCCTGCACCGATTATCGCTGCGGCAATGTGACCCTCGAAGTCCTCGACGACCGTCACGACGATCCGGCCGGCGCCGGTCTGACCGTCTACAACTTCGGCGGCGACTGCCGCAGCCTGGCAAGCGCCGAGCAGGATGCGCGCGATCTGCTCACGCTGCTCGGTGATGAGCGCGTCAAGGCAGCGATCGACGCCCGCATGAGTGCCTAATCATAACCGCTACCCTACAAGGAGACAACGACCATGCTTTCGCTCACCATCCTGACCATCTCATCCGTGCTCTCGGGGTTCGCCATCGGCGTCGCGTTCGCACGCTACTACCGCCGCGCCGCCTAGCTCGTCCGTCGTCTCGCGCCCCGGTTCGCATCGTTGCAGCCGGGGCGTTCTCCTTGCCCGCTGCGCAACTTAGAGCGCAATTAGTACGTCTGTCTCATTGTCACGTGTGGTATCATATATGTTGGATGTATTGCGCGAGCAATCACTGAGCGAAGGGATTCCAATGACTACGCCGGCGCCAGAAGAGACAAACGGCGGCGATATGCCCGAAGATCTGGGGCTCGCTCTCCCGATTGAGTGGTATATTCCAGAAGGTCTTGCAACGCGCTACACGACGAATTACGTAGTTCAACATACGGAACACGAGTTCATCATCTCTTTCTTTGAGGTACCCACACCGATCTTGCTGGGCCGGCCCGACGAGGTGCGCGACGCCGCTAAGAAAATGGAATCAGTTCGCGCTACATGTGTCGCGCGCGTGGTTATTGCCGGCGGTCGGATGCCCGATTTCGTGCGAATTCTACAGGAGAACCTGGAAACGTACCGCGCCAGATTTGGACAGGAGGAGCACGATGAGTGAGCAGGTACTTCGGCTCCAGTTTGGCACAACCCAGAGCACTGGCTATGTGGTATCACTTCGCGCGGCCGTACGCGCAACAACAGCCTTATGGGATCTCGAGGAGGCATCAGAGCGCCGCTGGCAGGAGACTTTCGCGGCCTCCCAAGACTTTCTAGCAGAACTAGGGGACAAGGCGCTCGCCGACTTTTTGGCGGGTAATACAGAAGTCCTCGATCCCGATAACTTGTGATCTCGCATATCACCTCGGATTTTCGCGCCGCCTTTGCGCGGCTGCCTGAGCACGTGCGGCGGCAGGCACGTGCTGCCTACCATCTATTTTGTCAGGACCCCCATCATCCCAGCTTACAATTTAAGTCGATAGTACCCTCTATCTACTCAGTGCGTATTGGCCCGCATTACCGCGCCCTTGGAAAACGCCGTGAAGATACCATTATTTGGTATTGGATCGGTTCGCATGCCGATTATGACCGCCTCTGGAAACGCCAATAAAATGGAGCGCACCGCCCCGCCCCCGCCCGCAACAATCCCCCCGCTCGCACCACGCGGCCGGGGGATTTGCTTTGTGTGTCGAAGCAACGACGCCACAGGAGCCATTCTGCCGATCTCGGCGTACCAGGACAGCGCTCCGACCGTCGCAGCGGGCAGGCTGGGGCGCTCATAGCCGCTCATGCGCTCAGCCGCGCGAGTAGCGCATCAACACTGTCACTCGCCGCCGGCTCCAACGTCACACCAATGCGATCGCCACTCACTGAGCACGTCACCCGCTCGACGTACTGGCGTGTCGCCGCATCATAGGCGGTTGAAACGGGGCTGGCATCAAGAAGCCCGATCTCCTGGTACATCGTATCGGGCCGGACCTCCCACGGCGGAACCAAACTGCCATCTGGTGTGTAGACCGCATGGCTTCCGAGCGGCGAAACATAGGTAGGGATGGCAGGCGTCGCGCCAGCCCACTTACGGAACGTGAGCAGCCGCCCCTCCAGGCACATCAGCACCCAGCGATCAACGCCGTCCCCCTGTGCGACCAGCGCTTCGATCTTATCCTGGTATGGCGTGAGTGGTGCGATATACTCCGTATCACTTACCCCCGTTGCTCCGATCTGTGCCGTTGACGTGCTGAGGAATGCGTTCGTCACGCCGATGCCGACGCCGGAGGCCGCGATGAGCGCACCGATCTGCGTATTCGTCGCCGTAAACGTCGTGCTGGTGCGGCTGGTGAGCACCCAGCCGAGCGTTGCGTACCAGCCGCGGAAGAGCAGATCCACGCGCACATCACCGCCGGCCCCCGTCGCGATCTCGGTACTCGGCGTCTGCGGCGGATTTTTGTACTTGGCGAGCACTTGCGTGGCCGCGTTCGTCGCCGCTGTTAAGGATGAGCCGCCGAGCGCGACGACGAGCTGCTTTGTCCCATAGGTCGCGATGCTCGAGGCGTCACTAACAACGCTCGCAGTCGTTCCAATGCCCTGATCATCTGAGTAGCGCGGGCGAATGGAGTTGTACATTTTCTCCAGGCTGATGCTGCGCTTCCGTCCGCCGAGTGAGATGCTGATCTCGGAGAGGTAGCCCTCCCAAACAATCCCAACGTCTGGGCCATACACCACGGTCGAACGCATCAGCCAATTACTGAGGATGTCAACCGCTTCATCCAGGTCGCACGTGAAGCCGATTCTCATCGACTCGAAGCCGCCCCGCGCTGCGATCGTGTGCTCATAGTCATCCGCGCGCATAGCCAAGTCGATACCGAGATACGTGGCGCTCGGCACACCGGCCGCCCCCCGGTCAAAAAGCGGGATCGATAGGCCAATCTCAGTGAGTAACATCCTAATTGTTCCCCCGTAGAGTCGTATACAGTTGCGCGAAGGTTACCGTGATCGTCGTGGTATCCGTCTTGAGGTGCGCGTTCGTGCCGCCAGTCACCCACGCGGCATAGAGCGATGCGCCGCTTATCCCCACCGGGAGCCGGCCGATGCTCGTTCCGGTAAATACCGGCTTGCTGGTTGCAGTGGTGATGGTCTGAACAAGTGGGGGATTCTGCGGTAGCCATGCGAGGGCCGTGTTGCGGTTCTGTGCCATGATCGTCTGAATGGCCTGCCCCGCGATCAGCGACCCACCGTAGGGTGTGATTTTACACCACGTATAGTACAAGAGCACCTCGATATAATCGAGCGTGGTGCCAACCGTAGTGGTGCCATCGGCCGATTTAATATCGAACTGCAAATCCAGGTCGACCGTCGTTGGGAGCGGCGTCTGAAAGACCGTCGGCGAGATATAGCCGAGATCGACATAGCTTGTCCCTGAAGCGCCGCCCACAAGCACCCACGGCCCAAGCGTCTGCCGTCCCATCGCGGCGTAGCGCATGAGCAACTGCGCGCCATTCGAGATCGACGCCGTGCGCGCGATGACGCGGACTTTAAGGTTGGGGTTGCCACGCACCGCCGTCACATCGAACGCGGCCGGCGTGGGTGTCAGGGTTACGGTGCCGGTCGTCGAGCCCGTGCCGGCATTCGCGAGATAGGTTCGGCTGGCGACGATTCCGAGGTAAACATCCAGGGTGGTCGTCGTCGTCGGACGTCCGAACTTCACGTTGAGTGGCTGCCCTTCATAAATCAAGTCGCCGAACAGCGTGCCGAGCGCCTGGGTGTTGTTATTCGCGCCCGTGCCGACATTCGTAAATGTTGCCGCGTTGATAAGCGTTTGCAGGCCCGTCGCGCCAAAAAAGGGCGCGCGGGTGAGGATAAGCTCGGCGTCAATATCGTTCCAGCCCTCCCACGCCTCGAACCCACTCTGTTGCTCGGTCACCTCACGCAGATAGCCACTATAGATCTCGGTATAGAAGAGGGCGCTGGCGCTCGCCTCTCTCATCGTGAGCAGGACTGGCCGTTGCGACAAGGTGCGTTTGAGCAACTGCAACTGCACCAGCGCATTTTCGTGTGACGATCCCGCGATGCTGATCGGGATGCGCTCGACCACATTATCATAGCTGAGATAGGCCAGTTGCCGCCCCGAGACGAACGGCGGGCCGCCGCCCCAGACGTTCTGCGGCTCGGGCGCGGTCAACGTCCAGCCGCGCCGAATGGCGAATGGCGTGGTACTAACGACCGTTGGATCGCCGCCCGGTGTTGGCGTGCCACTGCTGTTGACGAGGTGAACCGTGCCGATCGTGACAATAGGAAGTGCCATTACATCACCACCCCTTCGAGCTGGGTGCGGCGCCGCGCCAACTCAGCCCACATGTCGGCGTCGGGATGCTGCCAGGGCACAGACCCCGATCGCCCAGTCTGCGGGTCGCCGGTCATCTCCCAAATGACCGCGCACCACTCGATATACAGCGGTGCCCAGGCGCTGGGGCACGTCTGAAGCAGCCGCAGCTGCGAGCCGGGCGCGACCTCGTAGCGGTCGAGCATTCTCTGAATCGGGTCAGGCATTGGTAACTCCTTATCGCAACAAAACGATCCCAAAAAAAGGGAAAAACGCTATGGCTTCTTGGCCAGCCCCGGAAACAACTTCACCACGCCGGCGATCTCGGCACGCGCCTCTGACCCAAGCGCATCCCTGAGCAGCGCCCGCGTCTCTTTCCGCCAGCGCTTGACCGTGGTGAGCGGAACGCCGAGCTGTGCGGCGACGTAGCCGGGCGTGTCACCCGTCATCAGCATCGCCAGCGCCTGGGCCTTCGTCTGCTCACGGTGAGCCATTGACGTTCACCTGTTGCCCGCCAAGGGTAGCAACATTCACTTGCACGGACGGCAGCCTGAGGAGCCGCCGCACACGCGCCAGCGTCTCGATCGATCGGAGATAGCGGGCCTGCTTGGATGTCAAGATGCGCTCCCACTGCTCCAACATATTCGTGGTCAGTTCACCGCGCTCAACTTGCTGGCCGTAGTGCATTTCAAGCCGGAAATGGTCTAGCCAGCAGAGCACCACCTCGTCAATCAAGAGTCGCTCGATCTCGGTCGCGCCTTCCCTGCCCAGGTCGTGCGCAAGCGCCGTGCATCGGGCATCGATCGCGGTCCTGATGATCGGGTGCGCGTCGCTTGAGGGCAGCATCGCCAGTCTCGCCATCTCGGCCTGATCGCCGAACACCCGCGCGAGTCTGGTGTGCTCATTCAGCAGCGCGCGAAAGCGGCGTACCTCATCCGGCGTGGGCCTCTTCTTGCGGTACAACGTCTGGGCCAGCGTAAAAGCATCCGATGAGTCAGGCATCTGTTGCAACCTCCACTGGCGCTTGTGCTGATGAAACCCCAGCGCCGTCAATACCTCGCGGGTCGTGGTCCGCACAGTGGCGCGGTAGGCATCCATCTCCGCCGGGGCGCGCGTCGCATCCACAAAGCGATCATGTGCGACCTGAGCCTCGCGCTGTTCCTCGGCCCGCCGCTCCTGGTCAAGCGCATCAAGTTCGGCGATCAGCGCGGCGGTCTCGCCAGCGCCGATATACTCCGTGTGACATGTGCCGCCCCGCCAGTGCTGGCGGCGATAGTAGCGGCCTTTTGCCCAACCCATATGCGGGGCATCCTCACAAGTCTAGGACAATAATCAATCGCCCCAGCGGCCGCCCGTTGCGCTGCCGGCGTCCGCATCTCACCGATGCGCTGTAGCCGGCCTGTGGCCACGAGCGACCGCTCCGTGCTAGCCTTCCGTCGATGCGACCCCGGTAACGGTGATGGTGCCGCTCGTCCAAGACGAGATGCGCGCACGCACACTGCCGAGGCCACCGACATTGGCCCGAAACATTCCATCGGCCGTGGCAGTCGTGACGACGGTCCCGGCAATAATCAGCGACGTGACCGGTAGCGCAACCCACGTCGCGCCGTCGTTCGTCGCCTCGAAGGTGATGGTTGCCGTGGTGATACCCACGACCTGAATGCCCAGCCAGGTAAACCCGCTGCAATCGATGGGTGTGCCGTTGCCGACGGCCACGGCGCCGGTCTGCAGGTTCTGGCGCGCGGTGTATCCTTTAGGCATTTTTATCCCCTCCCAAACCGCTTGCGCCGCGGGGGCGGCTCGACAATGACCGCTTCCGGCTCGACCACGGGCGGCGCATTATCAGGCCAATTCCACGCCTTCAGGCCGCTCTCAACCGACCCCCTGAGCAGCTCAAAATCGCGCGCCTGTCGCTCGAGATCGGCAATTTGCGTCCTGGTCTGTCGCTCCTGGTTGCGTAGCGTTCTCAGCACACCGCCCGCGGTTTCACCCGCAACATACAGATCGGTGCGCACCTCGGCGATGGCCTCCGAGAACGCTCGACCCGACTCAGCGACGCGCCCATCCAAGATGCCGAGATAGCGATCCAGGTCGTCGCGCCGATGAGCGCGCGCCGTAACTGTTTCAAGATCGGCATCGGCGGGCAGCGGGGATGACGCCGCCTGTCGTTCGTCCTGGGCAGCACGGCGCGCCCGAATGTTCGCCTGGTGCGTCGTGTACAGCGCATCGATACGCGCCAGCAAGATAGGGTCGAGGCACGCGGTCTGCGCCTTGACCAGTTCAGCCGCGCTTGCCTTCCGAGTCTCTGCAACCTCATCCACCCGCGGCGCGTCGATCGGGTGATTCGGGTCGGTGGGCGGCTTCACGCCCCAGGGCGGGTTGGGCAAGATCAAGACGCGGCCTCGTCCTTCATCTTCATCGAACACGGCGGTTCCTTTCTTCCACGCGCTCAAAGGCGCGACCTGCGGCGATACCCGCGTCGATGCCGGCCCGGACACCCAGATCGCGGGCCTGAATAATCGCGGCGCGCTGGATCGCGAGCGCTTCGAGTGCAGGATCGGGCGGCGGCGGGGGCGTTGCCTGTCGTTTTCGCTCGGCGACCAGCGCCTGAGCCTGAGCGAGCGTGATGGGCTGGCGGGCAAGCGCGTAGCGGACATGCGCCTCGAAGGGTTCGTCGGGAGTGCTCATGGTTGTTTGTCCTTTTCTTGTTCGGGCGGTTCTACCGCCGCTTTCAAGGCTTTCGTCGCCAACCGCTGGGCCTCGCTCTCGCCGCTTCGCTCGCGCGCTTTGTCAATTGCGTCCCAGAGCTGGAAAAGCTTTCGCTCAGATTCGGATGGGCCGGAACCGTTCTTGCGGGTCATACTGCCTCCTGTCAGGATGATGCGGCTCGGGCGGCGGCAATCGTCTCATCGACATCGACACGGCGCAGTGCGCAGTGAGTCCGGATGCCGCGCATAGCCTGCTCGTCACCAACCGCCAGCATCTGCCGCACATAGGCGAGGTCAGGCGTGTGGTAGTCCGGCAGGTCAACCTCCTCGACTGCGCCCCGCCGTGGAGTGACAACCTCGGTGACAACCTCATCAGGCAGGTTGTCACTCGCTCGACCGCTTTGTGATGCCTCAGTGACAACGTGACAACCTGTGACAACCTTTTTAGTAAAAGAATAGTCATAGGGAGTACCCCCCACCACATCACTGCCCTGTGATACAGGCGGGAGGGGGGTGGGGGGTAGCGTATTTATCTTTTGGGTATTTTGCCCGTCACGGGCTGTCACGTTGTCATTTTGGCTTTGGGACGCACTACGCCGAGTGACAACCTCATCAGGCAGGTTGTCACTGGTTGTCACTGGGTTGTCACGCGGCGCGATGCCGCGGTAGCCGCGCCAGCGGTTGGTGCGAACCTTCTGCACACCCAGGCGCACCAGCACGCGCGACAGCTCCATCGCTTGCGCCGTCGCGCTGCCGCTGAGTTTGATATCGTGCTTGTGCAGGTGGTCAACGATGTCGGCAGAGGTCATCAGTGCCCGGTCGCCGGCGTCGCAGTCAAAATACTTGGTCAGCCAGCCGTCGAGCACGCTCTCAAGCTCATGCGCCTTATTTTGCTCCGACTGGTACGCGGCCTCGACCGGCAGCAGGCGCCAGGGCTCGCCAGCGCGGTACAGCGCGACGGCCTGTGCCCAGAGCTGATCAACGTCGAGTTTGGTGTAGCTCCAGTCGATACGCGCGATGGTCATCACGAGGAAGCGCCGGTTGCCGGTTTCGTCGACCAGGAAGCCGCTGCCGTCGTTGACCGTGCCGACCATGGACGCCAGCGCGGGCCTGTCCGTATCGTAGTGGGCATAGGATCTGCGCACCGTAACCTTGTCACAGGTGATAAAGGCTTTCAGGGCAGACGCATCTGCACGGCGGGTCGTGGCATCCAGTTCGGAGACTTCCCATATAAAGCGCGACATGAGCCGAATGTAGGTATCTTTGTCGTCGACCTTGATCGGCGCCTCAACAAAGCGATCGGGGATGCCTCGGCAGAGCCACCGCACCAGTTCCGACTTGCCGATATTTTGCGGGCCGGAGAGCACCAGCATCATATTCTGATGCTGATCGAGCACTTTCGCGACGGCGCCGACAAGCCAGCGTTTGAGATAGATGGCGTGAAGCGGTTGCAGCTTCCCGTCAGGGTATTCGATAAGCGGATCGGGGCTATCCATATGCGCGGCGAGCAACCCAATGTGGTCGTTGCCGTCCCACTCCAGGCCGGTCAAGTAGTCTCGGATCGGGTGGTAGGCATGTCTAGCGGCCTCGGTCGTGTAGACAGTTTCGACCATCCCCAGCGGCTTGATATTTGCGTCCCAGGCGCGAGTTCTGATCTCCGCGCGGGTCGTGTCGTTCATCGGCGTGCCGTTCACCTCGATCCGGTCATCGCAGAGATTCAGCGCAAAGCGGTACCCGAGCGCTTCCAGCCCGCGCGTGATGATCTGTGAGGGGAGCGGCAGCTCGTCGGGGGGTTCGGTTGCTTGTGGCGCGGTGTAGCCTTCACCCCTCCACCAGTAGTGGAAATCTCCGATCGGGCACCACCAGTTCCCTTTTTTGCTTCTTTTGAGCCGCGATTCGGGATGCTCAGGGCAGCAGGCGTGTCCGTCTGCATCGTAGTGCGGCTCGGCGGGCGGCGGGGGCGGAAGATCGAGTGGCTTAGCCTTGCCGTAGCTGACAGCATCGCGGATCGTTTCGAGTTCGCCGTTCTGATGTTTTTGCGGTACGCTGGCGTGATAGAGCGCGGATTCGATCTGGCTTTCGGTCGCCAGCCCATGCGGGATAAGCCCGCCGAGCAGCCGCGCCGCTTTCAGCCGAGTCTTGTGCTTTTCGCCGGCCGGCGCCTGAGCGACCATACGAATCGCTTCAGCGAATTTCTGGTCAGCCCACGCTTTCTGATAGTCGCCGCTGGCCGCACGAACGCGCGGGGGCTGCGGCGCGGTCTCGGTGGTATCACCGGGCGGTAGCAGAGCGACGAGGGCGACGAGGTCGTAGCAGGCCGTCAGGTTTGTCCAGACATAGGCGACGGTCGGACGATCCGCGTACTTGCTGTTGCGGGTGCCGGGGACGCGCAGGATGCGTGCGAGGTCTTTCGCGCCATCGTCCGAGCCGACGAACTCAACCCACCGCCGTTGGATGTCGGCGATGTACTCGCGATCTTCGTCGTCCCTGATGATGAACGGCTCGTTGAGAAGCCAGTAGGAGTGATATCCGCCGCCAGAGTCGATCGTCACCGAGGGCTGTGCCGGAAGCGCCTTGACGTGAGCGAGCGCCCGCTCCTTGCTGCCGTCGAAGTCCTTGGCATCGTGTTCGCTGTAGAGCGCGTTGACCGCGGCCACGCAGTCGTTTCGTGAACGCGCGTACTCCGGCTTGACCGGGTTGCCCTCGTCATCCTTTTCGGGGATGCTCGTGGCCGGGTTAACACCGAAATAGAGATCGATGGTGGTCGGCAGTTCAGGCGCGCCGGTGCCATTCCACCAGGTAGAACGCTTGCCGGCCAGCTGCCAATAGTAGCTATAGTCGCCGCCGCGGTGCAGATGTGTCAGGAGCTGGGCGGTCTGGGTGTCGAGGTGCGTCATGGCCGCACCGCCGATCGCGTAGTCATAGCGTAGTCATAGGGTGCGATACAAGGCAACACGTTGCAACAGCCACGCGTTCGTTTCGTGCATCCTGTTGCGAGAGGGCAACAGCCTCGTATACCCCGCAATTCCCCATCCGGTAATAGATATGTAACAGTGTACCCCGTTGTGTTGCGGCGTTTTGAGGTAATGTGTAGTCGTAGCGTAGTCATGGCGCCGATCCTCCCGCTTTTCGGTGCTGCTGGATCGCCGCGTCTAGCCCTTCCTCGATCATTTCGGCGGCCTCGTTGAGTTCGTCCTGAAAGAGGTGGGTGTACACGTCGTCGGTGATTCGGGTATCAGCGTGGCCGAGATAGACCGAGATCGTCTTTACGGGCGCCCGCTTGCGGTGGAGGAAGGTCGCTGCGCTGTGGCGCAGGCTATGCGGGGAGAACCCCGCGAGGCCGATCAGCTTCGCGGCACGCTGGAAAGCGGTATAGATCCGGCCGGAGTCGAGCGCGCCGCCACTCTTGATCGCGATGAAGACATAGTCCTCATCCTCGTTCGCTGGCGTTTTCCACTTCTCCCCCATCGCCCGTCTCTCGGCTTCCTGGCGCGCCTGGTGCCACGTAAACGCGGCGACGAGGGACGCCGGCAGCTTGAAGATGCGTACATCGTCTGACTTGGTTTCGCCGTGCTGAAGCCCATAGCCTCGCACATAGCCCAAGGTGCCGCGGATCGTCAGCGTGCCGACCACCAAGTCAACGTCTTTCCATCGCAGGGCGCAGACTTCGCCGCGGCGCAGGCCGAACACGAACAGCAGCCTAAGCGCCAATTCCAGCCGATCGCCCTTCGCCGCCTCCAGCAGCGCGGCGACCTGGCTGAGCGTCATGGCCTTGCTGCTCCCCTTCTTGACCTCCGGGCCCTTCGCCCGATCGACGGGGTTGTACTCCAGCAGGTCATCCTCAACGGCCTGTTCCAAAATCTGGTGCAGCACCGCACGAACGACCCGGATCGAGGCGGGCGCGAGCTTCTGACGGGTCAGGGCGTTGATGAACTTGCGCACGATCGGTGTGCGGATGTGGCGGACCTCCGTGTCGCCGAGCTGCGGCGCGATATGCGCCTCGAACGCCCAGCGGTAGATCGCGATGGTGCTCGGGCGGCCAGTGAGTACGAAGGCGTCAAGCCAGTCGGTACCATACTCACGTAGGGTCTGAGGCTCTTTCGTGAGATCGATGCCCTGCTCGTGCTGCTTGCGGAGCTTGACCAACTCGGCCTCGGCCTCGGTCTTTTCCTTAAAGCGGCGGCTGCGCACCTTCTGCCGCCTGCCGTCGTCGCTCCAGCCGACTGTCAGCTCGGCGCAGTAGCCGATCGGCTTGCCCTTCCGCGTGAAGCGGATGACGGTGCCCTCGCCGTTTTTGCGCCCGCGTGGTCTACGCACCATGTTGCGCCTCCTGTTGCTCCACGACGGCCAGGAAGCTCGCGATGCGGATGCGGAGCGCCGAGCCGATCTTGAGCGACTCGATGCGCCGGCTGCGGACGGCCGGATAATAATGCCGGTACCACGTCACGCGGTCGATACCCATGATCTCGGCGAGTTCGCCGGGGCTGGCGTAGGCACGGCCGGCGTATTTTTCAGGGAGAACGATCATCAGTTCAACCCCTCCCTTGGCGGCACGAACCCGCGCACGCGCACGTACTCGCCGATGCGCTTGACCCATACCCTGGTGCCCGGCGGCATCGGCTCGGGCGCTTCGCCCGGCAGCAGATCGCGCTCGTAGCCGGTCGCGTCTGGGTGCTGCATAAAATACTCGTAATCGACATCCTGCGACGGGTCGGAGTCTATCGGCGGCGCGATGATGACCGGAACATTTCTGCCTCTCATCGCATACCGCCGCTTTCCAGCACGGCCTTCCAGCGGCGCAGTACGAAGCGCACGAGCAGGGGCGGTCGATGGTCGATGAGGAAGATCACCGCGTCGAGCAGGTGACTGCGGGTGCGATCGAAGGGTGCGAACATAAATCCTCCGTTATGGGCTTGACATAGCAGCCGTCTTGCCCCATAATGGAGGGTGTCGCGCCCGTCCATTATGAGACGTTGAGAAAGCCGCCAGCCGCCGTAGGGCGGCTTTCTCATTGTGTCCCTGATATGACTGAGCGAGCATCCGCGCCGTCTTTTCCTGACCGCGGATGCTCGCTCTCTTGCAAAACCCTACGAAGCGCGATGCGCACGGCCTCCGAGGCCGAGACGCCCTCGCGCTGTGCCAACGCTGCGATCGCCTCGCGATCGCCCGGCATCACACGCATGGTCCAAAAAACGTCTCTCCACGCCATGGGTCTGCTCCTTCGTTCGTACGCATTGTAACATATGAATCCCTTTCGATCAAGTAGCAATCCGATCGATTATTCGATCACTTTTGTGCCTGCTCTACCTTGCAACTTTTTACTTTTGCTTCCCCATCCCCCTGCGGCGTCATAAGCGGCCTTGACGGTTCGCAGGTAGCTATAACTGAAGCCGGTTTCTTCGGCGAGTTGGCGCAGGGTGATGCGGCTACCTTGCGCCCGTGATCGATAGTAGCGCTCGATGACTTCCTCGGCGCTTGGCTCGGCCGTGCGGCGAATATCGTGGGCACGGAGTTCGAGCGGGTTTACTTCCTCTTCGAAAATCGGTCGCCAGAAGCCGGCCCATGCGGGCAACTCGAACATCGTGATACGAGTCCCGTTGCCTTGCTTGGCGAAGATAATGCTGAGTACGGCAAAGTCTTGGCTCTCCGTATAGCCATCAATACGATAGCCGTCGTCGGTGAAATCATCGCGCCAGGTTACCCCCTGCGGGGCGCGACGACGCGCCTGGATCGCAGCCGCGGCTGCGATCCACCACCAGTCACTGATGGGGAGGGATGCCCGGTGTATGATATATGGCTCGCTCATCACGCCCTCAGCAGCTCAGCGGATACTGCGCCCGATTATATCACCGCTTCTGCTTCAGCTGCGCGGTATATTGCGTCCAGGCCAACAAGAAGCGCCGCGCCGTGTCCTGCTCCGTCGGCCCGCGGGCGTCGCGCAGCTGCTGGGTGAACTTCGCCACCATGCGCTGGGCGTGGTCAAGCTCGGCCTGTTCGTCGGATGTCATTGGCGCATCATCCGTCTCGCCTGGTCGACTCGCTCATCCTCGGCTCGCTGCTTTCGCCAGATCTCAAAATCACGCAGCTGCTTTTCTTCCTGGGTCAGCACTTGCGTAACGCGCGTGTTGAGCTGGGGATGCGCGGACTGGTAGGGTGGGATCGTGTCGCTCACGTCGTCCTGCGGCGCAGCCACGTCGAGCAGGCCGGCCAGCGTCTGCATATCCTGATCGTTCGCGTCTGTCCACCTCAGGCCCGCGTGGGCAGTCAGCGCTTTCAAGTAGTGACGGACGATAGAAGCGGCGTGTTCGCCTGGTGGTAAAATAGCCATTGTCGTAACCTCTCACGTCAGGTTGCGGCCAGCCGGGCGGGTGCGACCACACCGCGCCCGGCATTTAATTCTCGTTGACGGCCTTGAACTTCTCAAGCGGGTGCGGGCGTTCTGGGTAGACTGGCGCCGGTCGCTCTGCTCGGATCTCGCGAATGAGCGCAAGCACGGTATTGCGATCGCCGCCGACATAGGTAGCGATCTGGTTGGCGGAGCTGCGATAGGCGCCGCCCTTGCGCTGCACTGCCAGTACGGTGATCAACTCCGTGTCGGTCAACTCGCGCCCGATCCGTGGCATTATGTCATCGCCCGAAGCGATGGTATGCCCGTCCATACCAGTATCCCATACTGGTATACATACCGCTTCCATATCAGGCGAAATTGGCGGCGCGCTCTGAGGGCGTGACATAATGACGCCGCCTATTCGGGCGCTCACCTCGGGCCACCAGGCCCTTATGATGCCCGCCGGCACAAGCACGACGGCGGCGATCGCCAGTCCGCACATCACGACATCCCCGAGTGTTTGGAGCATGGCGCACCTCCGAATCTAGCCCGACTCCCATAAATACTCAGACAGGCTGGCGAGCAGTAGCCCGATCGTGAGCGCTAGCAGGAACGCCGCACTAGGGGTCATCGCTGCCTGCACGTTCATCACCTCGGCGAGCATCCTACCGACATCCGTTTGCGCCAGCCGGCCCATATATGGGTACAGCCCGCCCGCGTTCAGGAGGCCGTCAACGAACGTGACGACCAGGCCGACAACCGCCAGCCGGCCGCCATTGCGCCGCATCAGGAATCGCCACAACGGACGCTCGGCGATCGTCAAGAGCCATTGTACACCACCAGCCAGCAACGCGCTCACAAGCCAGCTGGCGCCCGGCATCGCCCGCGCAAAGAACAGGTAGGTAGTGAATGTGCCGAGCAGCCAGGCAACGACCGCGGCCACGCGGTGCCATGCGACCTGCGACCGCGCACGCTCGGCTGGCTTGCCATCGCGTAGCGGCTCTGAATGAACGGTGCTCATTCTGGCACCTCCTCCATCATGAGGAGGTCGCCGGTCCCGCACTCGAAGTAATTACACAGCCGCTCGATCACATCCTTCGGGTACTCGGTTAGTTCGTTGTTCGCCAGCGCGTAGATCGTATAGGTGCTGATGCCTGTGGTGCGTGCGATGCTCCGCAACGTGACCCGGCGCCCGTCGCGCTGCGACTTTTGCGCGACCAGCACTAGTAAGTTGCTTTTCAACTTTCTCATGCCTCCTTTCTACAACGCATCGGTCTTACCGTCAAGTATAGTGTATCGTTCGTAGTCTGTCAAGTAATGCTTGACAGAAGATCGTGAATATGCTATAATCTGTCTTGTAAGACACGACAAAGGCGCGCCCCGGATGGTACCCGAGACGCGCCAATAGCAGACAAGGAGAACGCCCATGTCTACCACCCTCAGTTTACCACCGATCGAGATCATGGCCGCGGCCGCGGCCGAACTCGCCGAACAGGCCCAGATCGCCGGCGATCGTCCCCTCGTCAACGCGCTCAACAAAGCCATGCTCCAACTCCACGAAGGCACTGCCCCGGTTCCGACCATCGGCGGCTGGCTGCTGGAGAGCCGCACGCGTCCCGGTACGGTTCATCGGATTAGCCTCAGAAATGGGTGTTCGTGCGAGGCCGGATGCAACGCGCGCACCTGCTGGCATGTGCAGCTGATGACCATTATCGAGCGCGCCGCCGAACAGTACACAATGCCCGCGCTGCACATTCAGGCCAAAGCCGAGATTGACGCCGACTTGACCGCCAGCGCCGCTCCATAGGAGACACGACAATGCCACTCACTCACAACCAGCGCGCCATCCTCGCGGCCATCGAAGCCGGCCACATCACGATCCGCGATATCGCGCAGCACACCGGCATCGGCTCGACGGCGACGGTTCACACGAATTTGAGGAAGCTCGAAAAGGGCGGCCACTTGATCCTGCACAAGAACGGCGGCCATACGCAGGTTGATGCTGGCCGAGACTTCGCCCGAGGATGGGACACCGCCGCGCGGCTCGCTGGCAATCCCGACGCCTGAACCGAATCCAACCAGGCCGCGCCGTCGTTTTCGTCGGTGTAGCGGCCACTACAACCCAAAGGAGCAACGACCATGATCACCCACAACGAAGAGACCGGATGGGGCTTCACCCTCGGCAAGCAACCCTACGTCGGCTATGCCAGCCGCGAAGAAGCCGCAACCGCTTTGTACGACCTGGAGCGCGGTATCATCTGCCGCGCAACCGACGCAGCCCTAGCAGGAAACACGACGGACGATGAGATCGCGATCCTCGACTGGATAGACAAGCAGGCCGCGGCCCTGCCCGGCAACGTGATCGTCACCGCCGCCGCGCGCTATGACACGAACGACGACGCCGTGACACCGACTATCCGCCCCACACCCGCCGGCCTGGCCATCGGCTATGACAGCGACGAGGGCGGCCCCGCGGCCATCACGGAGGTCTGGCACGCATCATCCGCGCCGCTCACGATCGTGCTGACCGACGATAATGAGTTGTGGGTGCTCAGCCGCGATGAGTGGGGCAGCCCGGCCCAGATCGTCACCGTCGAACGCCTCGCTGATGCGGAGTGCCCCTGCACCGATTATCGCTGCGGCAATGTGACCCTCGAAGTCCTCGACGACCGTCACGACGATCCGGCCGGCGCCGGTCTGACCGTCTACAACTTCGGCGGCGACTGCCGCAGCCTGGCAAGCGCCGAGCAGGATGCGCGCGATCTGCTCACGCTGCTCGGTGATGAGCGCGTCAAGGCAGCGATCGACGCCCGCATGAGTGCCTAATCATAACCGCTACCCTACAAGGAGACAACGACCATGCTTTCGCTCACCATCCTGACCATCTCATCCGTGCTCTCGGGGTTCGCCATCGGCGTCGCGTTCGCACGCTACTACCGCCGCGCCGCCTAGCTCGTCCGTCGTCTCGCGCCCCGGTTCGCATCGTTGCAGCCGGGGCGTTCTCCTTGCCCGCTGCGCAACTTAGAGCGCAATTAGTACGTCTGTCTCATTGTCACGTGTGGTATCATATATGTTGGATGTATTGCGCGAGCAATCACTGAGCGAAGGGATTCCAATGACTACGCCGGCGCCAGAAGAGACAAACGGCGGCGATATGCCCGAAGATCTGGGGCTCGCTCTCCCGATTGAGTGGTATATTCCAGAAGGTCTTGCAACGCGCTACACGACGAATTACGTAGTTCAACATACGGAACACGAGTTCATCATCTCTTTCTTTGAGGTACCCACACCGATCTTGCTGGGCCGGCCCGACGAGGTGCGCGACGCCGCTAAGAAAATGGAATCAGTTCGCGCTACATGTGTCGCGCGCGTGGTTATTGCCGGCGGTCGGATGCCCGATTTCGTGCGAATTCTACAGGAGAACCTGGAAACGTACCGCGCCAGATTTGGACAGGAGGAGCACGATGAGTGAGCAGGTACTTCGGCTCCAGTTTGGCACAACCCAGAGCACTGGCTATGTGGTATCACTTCGCGCGGCCGTACGCGCAACAACAGCCTTATGGGATCTCGAGGAGGCATCAGAGCGCCGCTGGCAGGAGACTTTCGCGGCCTCCCAAGACTTTCTAGCAGAACTAGGGGACAAGGCGCTCGCCGACTTTTTGGCGGGTAATACAGAAGTCCTCGATCCCGATAACTTGTGATCTCGCATATCACCTCGGATTTTCGCGCCGCCTTTGCGCGGCTGCCTGAGCACGTGCGGCGGCAGGCACGTGCTGCCTACCATCTATTTTGTCAGGACCCCCATCATCCCAGCTTACAATTTAAGTCGATAGTACCCTCTATCTACTCAGTGCGTATTGGCCCGCATTACCGCGCCCTTGGAAAACGCCGTGAAGATACCATTATTTGGTATTGGATCGGTTCGCATGCCGATTATGACCGCCTCTGGAAACGCCAATAAAATGGAGCGCACCGCCCCGCCCCCGCCCGCAACAATCCCCCCGCTCGCACCACGCGGCCGGGGGATTTGCTTTGTGTGTCGAAGCAACGACGCCACAGGAGCCATTCTGCCGATCTCGGCGTACCAGGACAGCGCTCCGACCGTCGCAGCGGGCAGGCTGGGGCGCTCATAGCCGCTCATGCGCTCAGCCGCGCGAGTAGCGCATCAACACTGTCACTCGCCGCCGGCTCCAACGTCACACCAATGCGATCGCCACTCACTGAGCACGTCACCCGCTCGACGTACTGGCGTGTCGCCGCATCATAGGCGGTTGAAACGGGGCTGGCATCAAGAAGCCCGATCTCCTGGTACATCGTATCGGGCCGGACCTCCCACGGCGGAACCAAACTGCCATCTGGTGTGTAGACCGCATGGCTTCCGAGCGGCGAAACATAGGTAGGGATGGCAGGCGTCGCGCCAGCCCACTTACGGAACGTGAGCAGCCGCCCCTCCAGGCACATCAGCACCCAGCGATCAACGCCGTCCCCCTGTGCGACCAGCGCTTCGATCTTATCCTGGTATGGCGTGAGTGGTGCGATATACTCCGTATCACTTACCCCCGTTGCTCCGATCTGTGCCGTTGACGTGCTGAGGAATGCGTTCGTCACGCCGATGCCGACGCCGGAGGCCGCGATGAGCGCACCGATCTGCGTATTCGTCGCCGTAAACGTCGTGCTGGTGCGGCTGGTGAGCACCCAGCCGAGCGTTGCGTACCAGCCGCGGAAGAGCAGATCCACGCGCACATCACCGCCGGCCCCCGTCGCGATCTCGGTACTCGGCGTCTGCGGCGGATTTTTGTACTTGGCGAGCACTTGCGTGGCCGCGTTCGTCGCCGCTGTTAAGGATGAGCCGCCGAGCGCGACGACGAGCTGCTTTGTCCCATAGGTCGCGATGCTCGAGGCGTCACTAACAACGCTCGCAGTCGTTCCAATGCCCTGATCATCTGAGTAGCGCGGGCGAATGGAGTTGTACATTTTCTCCAGGCTGATGCTGCGCTTCCGCCCGCCGAGTGAGATGCTGATCTCGGACAAATACCCTTCCCAGATCGTCTCCGTATCCGGCCCGGTCACGACCGTCGAGCGCATCAGCCAGTTGTTGAAGATGTCGATCGCCTCGTCTAAGTCGGCGGCGAACGATGTGCGCATTGACTCGAAGCCGCCGCGAGAGGCGATCGTGTGCTCGTAGCTCTCCGCGCGGCTGGCCAGGTTGATGCCGGTAGGCGTGGTGCCCGGTACGCCCGCCGCGCCTCTTTCCGTTAATGGGATAGAGACGCCGATCTCAGTCAGTAGCACTGTTGCAACCTTTGTGTGCTATGATGCGTATACAGCAACAAGGAGGTCTTTATGCGTCACACCATGCTTCTCCTCATCGCCGCTGTCGCACTCTTGTCCACCGCTCCGCCCGCGCGGGCGGATGGCGATGCGGTTACGGCGGCGCAGACCGTGCAAGGCGGCAACTACCACGTGACCGCGCACACCGGCAGCGGCTTTGCGCAGTTCGCCTTCGCCGTCGATGACCGCACGACGATCGCATCCTATACGGTCGATCCGGGCGCGGACTGCACCCAGGTTGACGCGCATCGGCTTTCGTGTGCGGTGTCCGGCGACGAGATACAAGCCGATGTCGCGATCCAGCTCGGCGGGTGCGTGGTCCGTGATGTCAGGTCTACCCTGCTGGCGACTGACGCCGAGGCCCAGGCCGCCGTGGTGTTTCTCACCGCACGCCTCGGTAGCCCGTGCTATGTCCCGATCGTTTTCCAGTAATTATCCCGACCCACGCAGCGTCTTATAGAGTGGCGCGTGTGTGACGGTGACCACCGTGGTATCGGTTTTCAGATGCGCCCACGATGTTGCGGTCATCCATGCGACATATAAACTCGCGCCGGTAATGCCGACCGGCAGTCGACCGGCGTAGTAATCCACCGCCTGCGGCTTGTTATCCGCTGTGGTGATGTTCTGAACCAGTGGGGGATTCTGCGGCAGCCATACCGATCCGTTGCGGTTCTGCGCTGTGATCGTTTGGAGCGCTTGCCCGGAAGGTATCGTGGTCTGGTAGGGTGTCAGCTTGGACCATGTGTAATACAGGCACACCTCGATATAGTCGAGGGTCACCCCTACTGAGGTCGTGCCATCGGCCGATATAATATCAAATTGCAATTTCAGATCGACCGTCGTCGGAAGCGGCGTCTGAAAGACGAGGGGCGATAGGTAGCCAAGGTCCACGAGATTCGCCGCCGAGATATTCTGCACGAGCACCCACGGCCCGAACACCTGGCGGCTCATTGTGGCGTAGCGCATGAGACACGCCTGGCCGTTCGTGACGGCCGACGTATGCGCGAGGATGCGGATATTCAGTCGCGGATCGGTCCGTATCGTCGTGATGTCAATCGCGCTCGGTTCAGGACTTAGCGTCTGTAGGCTAATTCCCGATCCCGTGCCGGTGTTGGCCTGGTACGTTCGCTGGGCGACGACCCCGAGGTAGACATCGATGAGCGTGGTTGTCGTCGGCCTGCCAAACTTCACATTGAGCGGCGATCCCTCATCGCGCAAGTCGCCCGTGAGACTGCCCAAGCTCTGGGTATTATTGTTCGCGCCGGTGCCGGTGTTCGTGAAGGTTGCTGCGTTAATCAGCGTCGTCAGGCTTGCCGCCCCAAAGAACGGGTAGCGTGTGAGGATGAGTTCGGCGTCAATATCTGTCCAACCCTCCCACGCCTCAAAGCCGCTTTCTGTTTCCGTCACCTCGCGCACAAACCCGCTATAGATCTCGGTGTACATGATTGTGCTGCTGCCGGTCGGCTGCACCGCCATCACTGCCGGTTGCGGCGTCAGCGCGAGCTTCAGTTCTTGCAGACGTGTAACTGCGTTCTCATGGTCCGAGCCGCGCACACTGATCGGGATACGTTCAACCACATTATCATAGCTGGAGTACGCGAGCCGCCGACCTGGGGTAAACGGCGGGCCGCCGCCCCAGACCGGCTGTGGCTCGGGCGCGTTCAGCGACCAGCCTCGCCGGATAGCGAACGGCGTGGTACTCGCTGCCGTCGCTGCGCCGCCTGCTGTGGGCGTGCCGCTGCTATTGACCAGGTGGATGCCGCCGATCGTGACGATAGGGAGCGCCATTAGAGGCGCCCTCCCGTGCGGCGCCGGATCTCATCCATGACCATCTGCGCGATCTGCTGTGGGTTCGTGCCCATCGGTGGATTGATGACGATCGCCCCGGCTCCGAACGTCGCGCCGCCCTTACCCGCAAGCGCCAGCCCGCCCGCGTTCGGCGACGGCTCACCCGCGCGGAAGCCGTTTCCACCGCTCCCAGCACCAGACCAGCCGCCCGCGCCGGTTGCGGCGTTCAATTGCGCCAGAAGCTGATAGAGCATATTGAATGCGGCCTGCGCCGCCGGCGAGGTCTCGTCAGTGATCGTGATGGCATCCAGGAGTGCTTGAATCTGCCCCACCAGCCCGCTTGTGCCGGAGGTCGCGGTGGATGCGCGCTGAGCGGCGCCTTGCTGCTCAGCGGCCTGTGCCTCGTTGATATAATTGATCTGCTGCGCGAGCGAAGCGGCTTTCGCGTCATCCCCCGCGGCTTGCGCGGCGTTGAAGTCTTGCTGTAGCTTCGCCAGTTCGAGGATCTGACTAGAGCGCATCTTGAAGTATTTCGCCGCCTCTACCGGGTCTTGGATCTTGTCGGTCTCCTCCTTTGCCAATGCGAGCGCATTCTGCACACCGCTCTGCATATCTGCCGCTAGTTTACTGACAGCATCGATGTTGCGCGCTGCCTGGCGATCGATCGATGCCGTTGCGTCAAAGGCGCCGGCTAAGGCATCCGAGACCTTTGCGGCCATGTCCTGCGCCTGTTGCACGAGGTCGGTGCCCATCCCCGCGAGCGCGGCTACAAGATCTGGCCAGAGTGACTGAAGCCCCTCGAGGATACCGAGCACCAGCGGAGTGCCTACGGCATCGGCCCACACCTGACTCGGCGAGCTGATACCCCACGCATCCTCGATCGTGTGGGTTAGCTGCTTGGCCATGTCCTCGGCCTGACTGAGCAAGTCACCGAACGCCGATTCCATCCCTTCCTGTAGTCCACCGATCAGCAGCTCGCCGAGACCTGATGCCGGGTCAACCGCGCCCTCTTGAAAGGCGCCACTGAGATCGAGACCGGTCTGATCCATCGCCCTCGTAAGGAGGTCACTCGCCATGCTTATCCCGGCGACAATACCCTCGATGATTGGACGCCCAACCTCGATCGCCATCCGCCGCGAGGGAGACGAGATGCCGAGCGACTCCTTTGCCGCGTTCAGCGCGTCCGTGGCGATGTCCGAGAGCGCACTATAGAGTTGCCCGGCGGCGTTATTGACCCCCTGAATAATGCCGTTGATGATGTCAGCGCCTATCTGGACCATCTGCCCCGGCAACGCCTCCAGCACGCCGACGATCTGCCCGGCGACGGTCTCGGTAATACTGACCAGGTTGTTAAAATTACTTACCCAGGTTGATGCGATTTCAGAGAGTGTCGTCCCGAACAGGCCCGCGATCATACTCAGGAAGCCGCCGATCGCGCTCCCGATCTGTGAGACGAACGACGCCGACATGCCTTGAATGGTTGACCAGGCACCGGACCAATCGCCCTGGATGGCTTGCAACGCCGCAGTCAGCAGCCCCTTGATGAGCGTCAGCGCCGCGCCGATGACGTTGCTGATGACCGTCCACGCGCCAGAGAGGATATTCTGAATATCGGCGCCGTGAGCCTGGATAAATCCGGCGATGGCTTGCAGCGCGGGCACGATCGTCGCCTGGATGAGCTGCATCGCGAGGCTAATGATCTCGCTGATTTGCGACCATGCCGACTGTGCAAAGGCCGTAATTTCGGCGCCGTGAGCCTGCCAGAACTGCGCAACAACTTGCAACTCGGCGGCGACAACCTGGGCATAGGCCTGTGCGAGTGCGATAACGGTCTGTATTACCGTCTCGATCGTTGCCCCCATCCCCGATGCACTGTCCCCCGCCTGGGTAAACAGCCCCGAGACGGTCTCGATCGCCGGTTGCAACGCGGCCCACGCTGCGAGCAAGGCCGGGATCGCGGTGTTGGCAATGAAGTCGAACGCCACGCCGATGCCGGTGGTTATCGCATCGCCGATCGCCTGTAGCCCTGCCTGCGTTGCGGGGTCGGCAAGCCAGGCGGCGAACGCGGCAGCGGCGGCCTCAACTGCTGGCGCGACGGTATCGTTCAGAAAGCCCGCGAGCTGGCCCAGAAGCGGCAGAAGCGCTGTACCAAGCGCTTCTTTGGCCTCACCCAAGCGGTCGGTGAATTGTGCCCAGCCGCCATCCGCTTTCGCGGCGGCTTCTGCTGAGCCGCCGAACTCTTTATTCAGCTCGGCAAGGATGACGCCCTGAGCGCCGGCCACGTCGCCAGCCTCTTGCATCGTCTGGATCTGCGCCTTTTGCTCATCGGTGAACGTCACACCGATACGGGTCAATGCTGATATGCCCTTGATTGGGTCATTTAATGCCTTACCGAGCTGAATGGCGGCGTCCTTCGGCTCACCGCCCATCGCCTGGGCCAGATCCACGCTCATCGCCGTCGCTGCCTCAAGCGATTTGCCTTTAATATTCGTAAAGGTTAAAAGAAGGTTTTCAGACTGCTCAATTTGATCGTCGCCAAAGAGCGACTTACCAGAAGCCGCCGACAGGCTACTCGCGTAGTCAGCGACTTGCTGCGCGCTGACACCCGCCGCGCCGCCCGTCGACTTGATGACCGCCTCGGTCTGCGCAAAGATTTGCCGCGCCTGTCGCGCGTCGCCTACGGCGCTGATGAGCGTGGCACCGACTGCCGCGATGCCGCCCGCGGCCACACCCAACGCAACCCCGCCCAGGCTCTTGAGCGTGCCGCCTAAAGAAGAGAGACCCTTTTCCGCGTCTCCCTTCATCTCCACGAGTAATTCAAGCGTCGCCTGGGATGCCATCCGGCTACTCTTCCACCTGCTGATGGTCTTGTTCGGCCTTGAGGCTAACCAGCAGTTCTTCTACGAAGTCGGGATCTAATCGTCCGACTTGTTCCGGCGTCCAGCCATAGCGCTTTGCAAGGGAGACTTCCAATTCCCAGTCGCCAATTGGAGGCTCTGGCTTTCGCCGTCGGGTGCTGGGCTTCCGTCCGAGACGACTGCGCCAGCGTTCGTAGAGCCACTGTTCGTAGCTGACCCCTCTTTTGGGCTTGCTCGTTTCGCGTTGCGCTCGCCGATCTCGTCCAGGATGCGCTCGATAAACGGGTCGTTCGTATCGAGCTTCTTGATGTTCTCCGGCGAACACGGGATCGCCCTGCCCATCTCGTCCACGAAGTCTGGGCCTTCCCAGCGAATGATGTTGTGCAGCAGCAGCGCGAGGTTATTGTTGCCGAGGTGCCCCTCCACACCCTGCCCGTTCTCGCCGAGTTTGAGCAGTTCGCCCGACACCTTGCCGCGCGTGGCTACGTCCATGCGCGCCTTGATCCACACGACGTTCGGCGGCTTGTCGCTGACGACCTCGGTTTCATCAAACTCGCGGATGGCGACGGGCGGATCGGTGACAAAGAACCTTGACATAGCTATTCCTCTTCCTTGATATGCAACTCACCACCGCCGATCCGAACCGCTAGCCTGATCAGCGCCTTAATAAGCCATAGCCGCACGCGATACCCGCCAGTAAAATGCACCGTCACAACGGCGTGCGCGAGCGGGTGCGTAAGTTTGACTTTGCCGATTTGTGCCATTACAGCGTGGTCCTCGTGTTCTGCGCACTCAGGCTGAAGTCCGCTCCTAATGTCGCGTCGTACTGGCTCTCCACGGTGAACTGCATCGTTCGATTGGAGCCTTCCACATCGCCCCAATCGAAGGCATCCAGCGGGCCATAGATGTCGAGCTGGACGTAGCTGTAATAGTCCGGCGTGACGCTCTCGATCAGACTGCCATTCAGCCGGATGCGCATCTTGACCGTGGTATCGGCCTCCCACGTCAGATACTCCTTGCCCGCGCCGATCGACGCGGTATTCAACTCCACCACGATCGTCGCCATCGCGCTGCGCGTGGTACGCCCGGTCGTGGTGAGCGAGAGACTACCGGTTGGCCCATTGGCGTAATACTTGTAGGTGACGCCCGCCGGGATCGTCCAGTCGGTCTTGATGAAGCGCCCGGTCACCTCAGTCGTGCCGATCGCCGACGCCGTATCGATCCAGAGCTGCATCGCGCCCGGCATCAGCAGATCGCCAATGGACTGCGCGGGCAGACTGGGCGCGGCCACGCGCGTCGGGAACTTGCCGGTCGCGGTGAAACTCCACGTTGCCGCATCGGTACCACTCGCATCGGCGGCGATCTTCAGTTCCGTCCCCATCGTGTAGGCCGACTGGAAAATCTGGACGTTCGGATCGCCAAAGTAGCAGGTGGCCGACTTCAGGTCGTCCGAGGTCATCGTCGGCGTGTACGTCCAAAGCCGCGTCAATATCCCGTTCGTCGGCGTGGTCGGCGTGCTGTTGGCCTTGACCATCAGGTTTGCAATCAGCGGCAGATAGTTCGGGTCTAGCCCGCCCTCGCCGCTCAGTTCCGCCGACGTACGCACGGTCTTCGAGCGGTAATTGCGCGCGAGCGTGCCTCGGCTCTCCTCTGGCCGATATTTCTGACGCACCGGCTTGATCATGCCTTTGACGGGCAGGTAGTGCGTGGGCGGCGTGACGGCGGTGCCGCGCGTGGTCTCTAACGCCAAAGCGAGATATTCGAACGTGAGTTCAGCAGATGCCATAGCGGTTACTCCTTGTCAGGCTTGGATGTGGGCCTAGCTTGTTCGGCCGGCTTACTCTTGCGGTAAAAGCCACAGGCATCGATGCTCAGTTGCAGCCACACCGGATAAGCGTCGAATGCTTCCTGCTCGATGTCCCTGAGCGGCACGCCAGGCAGGTACACGCCCTCGGGGTTCTTCGTCTCGTCGTAGTGTCGTGCAATGGTCATAGTCCGTCACTCCTTGCGCCTTTCTCAACGACGCTGTAGGTAAACTCAATCGCGCGGTACGTCACCCCGCCGATGGTCACGAAGAGCGTGACTCCTTCCGGCGTCGTCGCCCCGCCCGATGCGATGCGCCCGCCGAGATGTGGGTCGCTCGTGATGGCAAAGGGAACCGCATTCACATAGGCCAGCACTTGCAGCTCCGCATCCGGGTTGTCCTGCCACCTTATCAGCACCCGACTGCGAAAGCGGTAGCGCATAATGGTCAAGGCGCTGCTCGATGGCGGGCTGGCTTCGGCGTCCCGCTCGAACCGCTCGAACACGGTATAGATCATCGGCGTCGCCAGCACGTTCGGCGGCTCGCCGAGTATCACGTCCTGTAACCCGGCGACGGTCAAGAAGCGCTCGCGTAGCCCTTCCCATGCGGTTGCCGCGCTCATCGCTTGTAGCCCATCCGCTTGCCGTTCGGCTTTTGTTGCGCTTTCTTCACGTAGTACTCGCGCCAGCCGTGCCGCTGCTCAATATCCGGTATCCACAGAACCGCTGCGGGGCGCTCGGCATCCTCGTCATACTCAGCCCTTCCGACCTCGTGTGCGACGGTGTCGGCGGGAGTCCAGACCGGATCGCCAGGTGGTGTGCTCATCCGCCCGCTACCTCACTGAAGAACGCATCACCCGCGCGCTGCGCCAGCCGCTCGACTTCGCCCCGGCTGTCCTGAATGCCTTCCACGAAGAACGGCCGCGCCGCCATAAACTTTGTGCCCTCGTGCACGAACGGCGCGTACTTCACGTTCGTGCCGACGAAGCCCCGGTTGCCTTCCGTGCGGGTCGTCTCACTGCGCCTCAGCGTGCCGGTGCGAACAGGCGTGCGCTGCTGAGACTTGCCCAGCACCGTGAGCAGCACTTTGGCAAGTAGGTTGTCGCGCATCTTCTTGAATGCGTCGCCAGAGAGCCGACGCGCGAGTTCTTCGGGCTTCATGTCGACGGCCCTCGCATAAACGGCGCCCGCCCGATGATGGCACCCACATCGGGATCGAGTGGCTTCACGTAGAGATGCTGGCCCAGCTCGGGCACGATCGTGCTGTCGTGGTAGCCCTGTTGCGCCCGCTTGAACCAGCGCACCGCCTGAATGACCGCCGCTTGCTCGATCAGCGGGTGCACCGTTATCCCAAAGCCGAACTTGCCGACGATGCGTACCGCCTTCTGAAATGGATACCAGACCGCCTTACTGCTGGATACCGGGTTGATGTCGAGCCGGACGTAGGGTACGCCCTCGTCAACCGCGTTGTAGGGCCACAGGTTGTAGTCGGTTGATGCCCAGGTCGTGTATGACCCATTCCCACTCTCATCCACGGCGACGGACGTGGGCGTCGTGGCGAGACTATCGATATACTGCTCACTACGCCCGCTACCAGTGTAGTAGCGCGTGCTGTCGGCGGTCACGACGAAGTAGCCCGACTGCCGGTTTGCGAACAGGTCAATGGCGCGGCTCGCCGCCGTTGCCAGCCGCGCCAGCTCACCGTCATACGCGCTGCCCCACGCGCCATCCGGGAGCGCGTCCTTGATCGCATCGGCGGTGCAGTAGTCGTTCGGCACGGGCTAGGTCTCCGTTGATGCCAGAGCGATGACGTTGATCGTCCCTGATACCCAGGTTGAGATACGCGCACGGAACGCCGCAAGCCCAGCCACGTCCACCCGGAACACGCCATCTGCGGTCGTCGTGAGCGCGCCCGTGCCGGTCGATGGCGGGCTGGCCAGGATGCCGAACCAGTTGGTCCCGTCGATCGTCGCTTCCCAGGTGATCGTTGCGCTCGTGATGCCAACCACTTGAATGCCGAGCCACCGGAACCCGCTCACGTCCATCGGCGTGCCGTTGCCGGTAGCGACGGCGGCGGTTTGCAGGTTCTGGCGCGCGGTGTAGCCTTTAGGCACGTCGCCTCCCTTGCCGTTTTAACGGCTCTGCTTGCTTTGGCTTCGCCTGCCCCTCCCGCGCGACGAGCGGCACCGCGACCGCCACGCCCTCGGCGATGCACTGCTCTGCGAGGTCGGTACTCAGGTCAACCTTCATCCCTTCCTCGTAGAACTGTTCGTTCGTCGCGCGGCCCTGAAAGTCACGCAGAAAACGGATCAGCACGGCTACAGCTTTCGTGTTACGCCCGTCTCAGCTTGCGGCTTCTCTGCTTCCTTCACTTTCTCGTCAGCGACTTTGGCCGCAACCTTAGCGTCTTCCTTGCGAACGACGTGCGGATCGTCCTCGCCGCGCTGGTCCTCGGTTGCCTGCCGGGTATCACCTTGCAGCACCACGACTTGCGGGATGCGATCGGCGATCTGCGCCGGCGTTCGGTTCTCATCGCCCGCGTAATACTTCGCCGCCTGCTCTGCAACTTCGGCGTCCGAGCGCGCGAACTCTTTCGCGTAGCCGTCGGCGATCACTTGCGCCGCTAGCCCCGCGTCCAGGTCGACCACGTAATCCTTCGCGTAGGGCAGTTCGCCCTTTTGCCCCGCATAGTCACGGGTGAATTTAACGCGCATGAGTGTGCTCCTTTACGCGAGTACGGTGTACTCGATTTCAACCACCGCCTGCCCTACGGCGGTAGCGGCAACGCCGGTATGTCGGACGATGACGGGCGTACCAGCGGCGACGAACGAACCCGCCGCCTTCACGACCATCGCGGTTGATGTTCCGACGGCCTTCGCATTCTCGTAGTTCGTCGCTGCAACCAGCTCGACACCGGCGACGGTTGTGCCAATGCCCGCCGTGCCCGCGGCTACCGTGCCCGCCGTTACGTCAACATAGACAATGCGCGCGGCCTTGATGTTCACGGCCTGCGTGTGGCGCAGTATCACGTCATCGATCGTCGTGCCCGCGCCGTTGTCGAGGTTAAACCACTGCGAGCGGGCGATCTGGCGCCGCCCCTCGCCGCGCTGAATATAGGTATCGCTCATCTCAATATGCTCCTGCACGGGAGGGGAGTTACCCCCTCCCGATGAACTATCAGAACGTTATGTCTACACGCCGACGTTGTAGGTGATGGCGCTCGCCTCGGTGTCGCGCTGCGCCAATCCGACGCGAGCGATGGCGACGATCTGCTGCGCATCCGAGTCGGGAATGTCTTGCAGCTTGATCGTCATCCGCCGCTTGTAGCCGAGCAGCCACTGATCCCAGCGGACGGCCAGGATTGAGCCGGTGGTGTTGTTCGATGGCGTGGTGCGATCGACCTTGCCGGCGGTGTTGGCCTTGCGTGCCGCGCTCTGGAAGTGCATGAAGTAGCTCACGTCTACCTTGTAGCCCCAGATGCCTTTCAGCATCCCGTTCTCCAGCGTCGCGCCGGTGAAGACATCCTTGGTCTTCACGGATGCCAGGCTGAAAATCTTCCAGTTCGTGTTGATGTCTACGATGAAGGAAGTCTTGGTCACGTCGGTGCCGTTCAGCCCACCGACGCCCATCAGCTTGACCGTCTCAATGAAGTCGGTATCCACGAGCGACCCACCGGCCGAGCGGCTGTTGGCGGTCGTGGTCACGAGCGGCGACTTGCGCAGCCCGTCAAACAGCAGGAACAGGTCAGTCGCCGCGGGCGTGCCGCCGATGTCGTTGATGTTGGTCGTCGCGCCAGCGGCGGTGTCGCCGTCGATGATCGTCGCTTCCAGGTTCTCAGCGCCACTCTTCTCCATCTGACTGCGCAGTTGCGCGACCCAGGGGATCAGGCTGTCCTCTTCCAGCTCGTTCGCCCAGATGGTGCGCGCGCCCATCTTGCCAACCGTCAAGGTCTTGTTCGCCGTCGCCAGCTTCGAGGTCGGCACGGTCGCATCGGGGCGCAGCGTGGTCGCGTTCGTGGCGGTCGTCTGCGCGACTTTGTACCAGGTTTGATCGGCGGCTTCCAGCGGGATGATGATCGACTCCGCGCCTTGCGGCACCTCGATCGACGGGATGCGATCGGCGACGAACGTGCCCGATCGAATGGCTTCCCACAAGCGCCGGCTGTACTCAACGCCCACCCACTCATCGCCGAACCCGCTCTGGGTGCTGTAGTCGAGCTCGTTCGCCTTCACGCTGTTGGTCACGTCAGCGGGATCGAGGCCAGCGGCCTTGAGGTCACTGCGCGCCGCCTCGCCCATCTCGCTCTTGTCTTCGGCGATCTTGATCGCCAGCGCCTTGAGCGCGCTCTTCGAGACGCCGCGCTCCCCACCGCGCTGCTGCTTCGATGCGTCCAGGATGCCACACAGGAACGCCTGGTCAGCAACCGTCAGATTGTCGTACTTTCGCGTGTCGCTGAATGCGGTCACATACGGCGCTAGGTTCGCGTTGTGCTGCGCGGCGTCCGACAGGCGCCGCCCCGGGGCGAACTGCTTTGCGAACTCTTTGGCCTGTGCATCGAGCGCGGCCTTCACCGCCGCCTCGGTTCGCTCCGCCTCGGCTTTGGCGGTAGCCTCGGCGCTCTCGCGCTCCAGCCGATCGGCTTCCATCGCGGCCTTGATACTCTCGTCGGCCATCTGCCGCACATGTTCGAGTTCTTCAGGTGTCATAGCTTGTTCCTCAGTTTGTATTCGGCTAATACGTCGGCTATGACCCGCAATACCTCTTCGCTTTGCGCTTTCGCGCCTTCCGAATCGGTCTGTAGCTGGTCAATATCGGTAGGGAAGGTTAAGCCCTCCTCGATGTATAAGGCTTTAAGAACGGGTATCGCAATCGAGTGCGGATGCGCTTGCTTGCGGTGTTCGGCATAGTCCCACGCGCTGATCTCCACAATCGGCCAGTAGGTGAGTTCGCCGTCACGCTCCTTGCGCCGCAGGTGACCCGCCGTGCCGGGACTGACGACCGCCTGCCCTTTCAGCGCCGCGTCCCACGTTTTATCCGCGTGGGCGTTGCTCCTCAGCTTGGCCGTCAGGTAGTGCCCATCGCCTCGGTTCTCGCGCTTGGTTGTGCGACCGATGACGACCGGCTTGCCCATCGGCTTGCCGCGCTCGTCATAGCCGTGGTAGTAGAGTACGGGCGGGGTGGGGAAGTTCTCAATATCGAAGTCGGTGCGCTCACTGAAGCGCTCGCCGTGCGCGTCGAAACCGTAGGCCACCTTGAGTTCGAGCGTTCGATCGCCCAGCGCCTTCACGGTTGCGAACACCGGCTCGCCGTCGTCATAGACCAGGCTGCCTGCTTTGGCGCTCGCGCCGTCGCCCATATCGCATTGCGCGCCGAGGCTAACGGCGTGATCGTGCATCGTCTGGATCATCGTCTGGTCCTGGCGGCTGTGGCGCGCGCCCGCCTTCGTCGCGTCAGGCACGTTGGCGTAGAGTGCGGCGAGGTGCGCCTGGGCCGCGGCCTTCGTCGGGTGGCACTTCTCGATGCTGTTATCCGTCTCGTTGATGACGCAGTACTCGTCATCGCGTTCGGCTATGTGATAGGGCATCTGCTACCTCGCTTTGGGCTGTTACTCCAACCGGCAAATGAATTTGCCGGTTATTTGCCGGTCGTTTGCAACTCATCTAGGCATCCGTATCCGCGCTCTCTATCGCCCCAAGCAGCTCCGACTTGGCCGCGCGCGTTCGGTCTTTTGCGGTCGCAATGAGCGCTTCCAGCCGCGTTACCTCTTGCACATGCTGCTCTCTGTCAGCCAAGAGCATCTCCAAGTCACGCACCGCCCGCTGATACGCGACAATCAAGGTGTCTAGTGATGCGATCATGTCTCGTCTCTCCTGTCCTGATAGCGGTCAAGTACGCCGCGCTCATAAGGCGTTCGCTCTGGCATGCGCTCTGGGAGGAATTGAGAGCCATAGGCGGCCGCAATGAGATCGGGTATGGCCATCCGCATAAGCGCGTCGTACCAGTCATCACCCAACCCCGCCCGACGCATCTTGTCTGCGATCGAGTGGCATATTCCCGCGCGCTCCTCTTCGGTTAGCCCACTGCGTTCATCCATCTCAACTCTCCACGACGGGACTGAACGCGCGCTGGCAGTTGGGATGTTGCAGCGGGTTCGCCTCGGCCTCTTCCAGCGTCCAGCGGCTCCCGTTCGCCGCCGCGCATTCGGCATCGTCTTCGCCGTCCAGCACATCGACGTGCGTGATACCTGCGACCCGGTAGGCGGTGATGGCCCCGTAGTTGTAGCCGCGCCCGGTCTCGGTCCTGGCGATCATCGTCGCGCGGCTCGCGCTGTTGATCTCGCCCATCTCACGCAGGCGCTGGGCTAGTTCTTCCACGCTCCAGCCGTTCTCGGCTTGCTGGCCAACGAGCCGCCGAATATCCTCGCGCGTCGTATCGGCCACGTTGCGCACGTCTTTCGCCAGCCGATCGAGTACCTGCTGCACTTCTTTCATCTCCAGGTCAAACCGGATCGGCAGTCCCGCGCTTGCCGCATCGCCGAACGCATCCTCGACGAGTGCCGGATAGAATTGGCGCATCAACTGTTCGATCTCACCGCCCGTATCCTTGCCGCCGTTCGCATACTGGGCCGACAGATACGGCTTCACTGCCTTCTCAATTCGGGCGGCGTGCGAATCAGCCTTCGGCTTGCGCGCCGCCTTGAAAGCTAGCCGCGACGAACGCGGCCCGCACCCCCTGAGCGGTCGTTGCGCCCCCCAGCGCCGCCTTGATCGCCAGCGCCGTCGGCTCGCCAATATGCTCGCTGTCAAAGTCGCACGCGGGCCGCTTACCGTCCTTCAGCCTTGACAGTGCCTTGCGCTCCCACTTGGCGAGGTCAGCGGCTTCCGGTGCTACCACCTGCCCCTCAACCACATCCCCGGTTGGGCCGGGCAGTTGCGGCGGTGGCTTCGCCCCGCCGAACTGCGGCGGCGGCGGTGGAGGCGGCTTATCCTCTGGTGCTCTGGCGTCGGTCAGTCCTCTACCCACCTCAGCAGGCAGTAGGATGCCGCGTTGGTCACCAATCGGGTCGTCCGAGTAATACTTCTTGCGCACCTCATCGATTGAGTGTGAGCGCTCATAGGCGGCTTGCTCTTGCAGCTCGACGGCGGTATCCACCTGCCGCACATCCTCGAACTCGCCCACAAGATCATCGCCGTAGGCAGGGAGCACATCGTTGCCAATCTTCTCAGCCACCGCCACATGCGCGGGCCAGATCGCCATCGAGAGCAGCGTGTTCATGCCCGCCGTGCTGTTTGCTTCCGTCGCGTTCACCGCGAGCACGCTCGCCAGCCCCGGCGCAAACAAGGCGAATATCTCTTCTTTCGTAAAGGTGCGCGCGTTCAAGAACTCCATATCTTTCTGCGACATCGCCATCGTCAGCCAGGAGACGCCGCCACTGCCCGCGCCGCGGATCATCATCAGATTGCGCTCGGTCCCGCCGTGATCGCGTCGGATGTCCGCCTTCATCTGCTCCCAGCGGCCATCATCGATCCAGTCGCTGTAGGCCAGCGCGCCCGGCACTTTGGCGTTGTTCTTGCCGAAGAACTTGGTATTCCATTCCTGCATCTTGATGTCACCGACGGCGACGGTTGCGAGCGCCTCGATCGGACTCAGGCCGACGAACTTATTCAGCGGATGGAAGCGCTTGAAGTGGCAGACCTCCCACACCTCGAGCGGCCACTTCTTGGTGCCATCGTCATACACATAGCCTTTGAGATACAGCTTGCCGTCTGGCACGGGCTGAATCTTGTTCGGCGGGATGATCCACAGCTCCTCGGGCGGCGCGTCCTCACTCGAGCGGTTGAGCCACCAATAGCAGTTACCGCACAGCGCCCGATACGCGAATGTCGCCTCCAAGAACTCGAACCGGCTCATCAGCGGGTTGGGCTTTGACAAGAGCAACTCAAAGTCGTGGTTCGGCACGTCGACCAGGTCTTCACCCTTGCGCTGCTTCACGTCGAACGATGCGCCGGCCGCCGTCTGCGCAATTGTGGATACCGCTATTTGCACCCACGTCAACTTCTGAAACAGCTTGGCCTGTTGCTCAACGTCTTCGCCCGCCGGGATGTTGTAGCGCTCCTGGTAGGCGCTGGCGAGTGCCCAGCCGGGCGCCTGGACCGGCTGCGTCTTGGCGTAGCCCAGCCGCGCGGCGAGTGTGTCAATGAGGCCCATCTAAACGAATCCATTCGCCAGGCGATTAGCCTCAATAGCCTGGCGCGCGTCGTCCCTCGCTGTACAGCGAAGGAGGTACGGGCCAAAGGTAAACACATCCCCTGGCTGTGGGTTGCGATTGCTCACGATACCCTCGGCCACATCCTCAAGAAGCTCATAGGTGATCCAGATCATGTCACCGCCCTGCCATTCCCACGTGCCATTTTTGTATTTCATGCCCATTACACGTAATCCACAAGGCGATCGACGCTCGGCCGATCCGCGCCGTACCACGCGAGTGCTAAGGCCATCACGCAGTCGTCGTGCTTGTCCTCTGGCGCGCTGTAGCGGGTCAGTCCTGACGGCAAGCGCTCTGCCTGGTACGCCTGCAATTCTTCAATAAGCGTCGGGTCGTCCAGTATCTCTAGGGTCTGGCGCTCGAATGCCAGCGCGAGACTATCGATGATGGCGGCCTTCGTCGCGTTCGTCGTGGTGAAGGCACGCACAGGCAAGCCGTCACGCTGAAGCTGCTCGGTCACCGGCCCGCCCATGCTGTTCTCTTCGCTGATGATGGCGGCTGGCTTCCACTGCTCGGCGAGTGCTTGTAGACGCTGACGCTGGTGGGTATACTCGACGTTCGTGAAGCGATCCATATCGACCATGCGCCGGGCGGTGGCGTCAAGGACGATGAACACGCTGTAGTCACCGCTGCGTGCCCAGTCCGCGCCGATAATGTACTGATGACCATCTTCTCTCTCCAGCATCGGCTCCATCGGGATCGTCGCCGCTGCCTGCACGTTGCGGAACACGCCGCCGCCATCGTCCAGGAAGGTCGCGAGTATTTCTTGCGCGTACTGGCGCTCGGTCATATCGCGGCCCATCGCCTGTATCTCTTCGGGCTTGATGTGTGGGTTCGCCATCGTCGGCATCTGCCACGACATCCAGTCGGGATGCGCGTCGCTCTGCCCATAGCCGTAGACTTTGCGAAAGAAGTTAAAGCCGCGCGGGGTAGACAGGAACCATGTACCGCCCTCCAGATCTGCCAGCGTCGGCCGTATCACCTGCTGCCAGGCTTCCCCGAGGTGTGCGACCATCGCCGCCTCATCGACGATCGCAAGCCGGTACTTGCGACCGCGCGGTCCGTCGGGACTGTCGAGCGACCACATATCCACGACGCCGCCGGTGATGAGTTCGAGGCGGTGCTCTTGCACGTTCACCCGGCGGGTGACGGGCTTGAGTGTCTGCTGAGCAGCGCGCCAGAACTCAGAGAGCATCTTGTACGTCGGCGCGAAGTAGGCGACGGGCTGACCGTCGAGCGCAGGCGGGATGAGCCGATCCAGGCCGAGCGTGGTTTTGCCAAAGCGCCGGCCGCAGGCCAGCACGTTAAAGCGGCGCGCCTCGTAGATCACCTGTCGCTGCGCCTTATGGGGTTTCGGGAGTGTCAGGGTTAGGGTTGTCATAGACGATCCGAATAGTGAGTTCGCCGCTTTGCTCTTGCACGTCCTTGACCTTGCCGTACTTCCGATCCCAGAGCCAGGTTGCCGCCGTCGTGTCGCCCTTCCTGGCCTGGGTGAGTTGCGCTTTGATGACGGCTTCCTCGGCCTTCTCGTCAAACAGCCGAAGCAAGACGCTTTGCTTGGCGTCTTCGACGGGTTTCGGCGGGCGGCCCGGGCCGCCCGGATGTCCTTTTTGGAATGGCATATCTAAATGTGGGAAATATCATTTGGGTAACAAAAAGGCCCAGCCGCCTCAAGAGGCGCTGGGCCTAACGAGGGACTGGGCCTAATCAAAGACCGTTAGATTGTCAGGGCGTTACATTACGTGAGTAGGCGATTTAGGAACGCGCAAAGTTTATCGATGCGGAGTTCTCTTGCAACGGTAAGAACGAACTCGCGCCAGGCGTTGGCCAGTGTCTCCCACTCAGACATGATACCGATGCTCCAGGTAGCGAACGATCATCAGCAGCGCGGCTTTCATCACGCGCGCGAACGCCCGCCACTCATCCGTAGTAGCTACGGGTAGTATAACACGTTCGTCTAGTGGTTGCGTGGTCATCGCGTCTCCACGAGGATGCGTGCCGTCTCATCCAGTTGCCGCCCGGTGCTGGTGGTGATTCGGTAGCGCACATCGTACCGGGTAGCCTCCGTGCCGCCGGTCAATCGCACGGTGGTCAGGCTGCCGCTGAAGACCGACGAAGAGACGGTGATACCCGTCGCCGTTGCCACAAAGGTGCTGATCGTCTCACCCGACGCCAGATTGTTTACCCAATCGAGCGTAAAATCATCGGTGTCGTCCGGGTCTTTTGCGTTGCTAAAGATGACCATCTATTCCTGCACCTCCTCTGCGCGATCTCTTTGGGCTAAGACAATCACGCGCAGTCTTGCCGGTAGCACCACGGTGCGTAATCGCGTGACATCCGCGCTGCGCCCTCTTTCCTCGAGTACCGCCGATCGTACCCGCACCGCCAGCACGATCGTATTATCCGTGCTGTAGATGATCGCCGAGCCTTCACCCACGGCCGGCCCGAGAATGAGCGCGAGCGATCCGGGTATCGGCGGCTGATTGACGACGACAGAGAGCGGCCGGATCGGGTCAGTCGGTGTTGCCGTCGTTCGCCCGATCCTCTGGGCTATCGCGCCCGGTATCGGGACTGGCGGCGTAACGACCCACGCGCCGCTGACGAGCCGATCGCCGTCGTGAACAATCCCGGTGATGAGCGCCCGCGCGCCTATCTGCGGCGGCTGACTGACAATGACTTGTGTCAGTGCCAGGCGATCGGGTTGAACGATCGCCGCGTCTCTCGGCGCGCACAGGCTGACGACGATGGCGCCCGGTATCGGGACTGGCGGCCCGCTCACCGCTGTCAGCGCCAGCCTGAGCAGCGGCGTCTCGGTAATCCGCCCGGTTGGGAGCGTCAACGCCCCCGGCATCGGCGGCGAACTGACGATCAGTTGTGTAGGTGCTAACCTATCCGGCGGTGGTACACCCACATCGCGCGGTGCATACAGCGCCTCGACATTTGCCCCAGGAACCGGGACACCAACTCCGATAACGACTGCCGGGCGCGCAGGCCTACTTGTATCCTCGTCACGCGATAGTCGGCTCGTGGATGTCGTATTCGGCTGCGCGAGCGTCGCGTCCGGCGCGTCCGTAATCAGGATCGGCGGGCGCAGCGGGTCGGTGTTTGGCAACCGCGCCGCGCTGGGCATCCATGCCTGTGCGCCCGGTATCGGCGGCTGGTTGACGACAAGTTGTGTAGGTGCAATCCGATCCGGCTGCGCAGCGACCTGCTCACGTACCGGATACGGCATCCACGTGGATGCGCCGGAAACAGGGACGGGCGGCACCTGGAGTTCTACTATCGGGCGCGCGGGCCACTGGACATCTTCCACCCGTTGCGGCCGTCCGACGAACAGAACATTGGCACCGGGAACGGGAACCGATCCTTGCTGATCTACCGCTGGACGCGCCGGCCACTGAATATCCTCAGGCGGTGCCGGGCGTCCAATGAACTCGGTATTTCCACCCAGCAGCAGCGCCGGCACGATCGCGCCAATGACGATCGTTTGCCGAAGTGCGTCGGCAGCCGGGGCAACACCGACATCAAGCGGCCCCGGTTGCCACGGCGATCGGATGCCGGCTTTACGCAAGAGGGGCATACAAACTCTCTAGGTCATTCCTCGAAATCGATCTTCGCCCTCACGTTGACGTTGGCCGGCGCGTTACAATCGAGTGCGACGCGGCCACCGCCAACGATGATCTTCTCTTGCCCAAAGGCGTAGGTGAGATCAAGCCCCATCTGCGGGTGAATAAGCCACTGGTCAAGTAAGGTCGTCTTGGTCGGCTCGGCGCTCGCGTTCTCACCCGCCGTGGTCTGAATCGTCTCTGTGTCGCTCGACACGATCTTGTTCAGCGTGAGCGCGGTGTTGGTGCCGGCGGTGGTGGCGATGATGAGGCGACACACCACCGGAACAGCGGTCGTGCTCGCACCATCGAAGAACAGTCCGACGCGCTGGATCTTGATGCGCTGGTTGGCGGCACAGTTGATCTGGATAACCGTCTTGACCGCCGCGCCAACCAGCGCGACGGCGGCGCTGTTCTCTGCGGTGACTCGAAGTCCTGCCATGATCTATACCTCCATTGCGTAGTGAATACTCGGCACAATGACAACAAGCGTGTGCCATGCGCTGTCCGATGATGCGATGCTCGGCCCCGGCATCGCCGCGGTATCAATGCGGATGTCGTCAAAGAAGACATCGCAGACCGTCCCACTGGCATTCTGGCCCAGGTCGATCCGGTTGGCCGGCGTGGTGCTGGCATCGACCGACGTGCTGGCGAATGCGGCGCCAAAGTTGTTATCCCCCGTCGCCGAGAACGCCTCAATAATGCCGTTCGCGCCGGTGCCTGCGGTATACCTGAGACCGAGCCGGTAAATACTCCCCGCCGTCATCACCAGCGTATCATCGCTGCCGATCTGCACGTTTGCTGCGTCAACCAGGCGCGCCTTGCCGGTACTGACGACACGGAGGCCGCAGAGCTGCGTGGTTGACCCCTGAAACAGGCGCAGCGTGCGTGTCTGTGTGCTGGCCGGTAACGTCGTAAACTTGAGACAGAACGACACATAGAGCGTGTTACTGGCGGTGAAGTCCTCGCGCCCGAAGTCACCGACCGCCGTACACCGCATGCAGTTGACGCCTTTGATCTGGCTACTCGTGTCCAGCGTCGGCGTGCCGAGCGTGGAATCCCATCCATCCGTCGCGTCTGTTAAAGAACCATTCTCAAAGATAATATCTTTGAGACGAGAAGGCCCGGGGGCAACAACCCCGTCCCCCCAGATCATGCGGCTGGTGGCGTGCGACGGACGCGCCGTCTGCGTGACCCCGATCTGCCGATCGGTCGCGTTTCTACGCCACAGGCTGCGCGTCACGCCGCGACTCCTTCCCGCTCACCTGCGGTACAATGTCGTCAGCACATGCGCGGTCAGCACGATCGATCCGCTCCCCGGCAGCGCCGCATACAACAGCGCCGCGAGCCGATCGTGCCCGGCCTGATTCGGGTGAATACCGTCCAGGCTATACGTCGCGAAGACGCCATCGCCGTCCAGCGCCTCGAACAGCGTCGGATCGCCCGCAGCCAGGTTCAGGTCGATCAGCCGGACCGTCGTGTTGCTCGGATTCGCGGCCTTGAATGCGGTATACGCCGCCGTTATCGGCGTGGCCTTGAAGCCGCCGAACGGCAGCACGAGATACACGGCGATCGCGGGATTGGCCGTCGTAAACACGGTCAGAAAGTCTTGCGTGCGCGTCTGCACGTCACTGTCCGACGAGGGCACGCCACCGAGCGTGTCATTCGCGCCGACGTTGACGACGATCGTATCGATACCGGTGAACGAGCGCGCCTGCCCGGCCCAGTGCTTATCCCATGTTTGGTTCCCCGCCGCGTCGTGGAATACCGGGATATTGCCGTCGCCAAGCTGCGCCCATCCCTGACTCACGAACCCGATTATCCCAACTTCCGCAATCTCGGACGCCGCCAGTTGCACCCCCCATGCGCGCGTCGCGTTCTGCACGGAAGCGGCGTAGCTTGTGCCGGTGACGTTGATCCCCTCGGTGATACTGTCACCGAAAAAGAGCCAACGGCTACTTGCAAGCGTGGGAGAGGCCAGCACCCCGAACGTTGCAGATAGGCTCGTGACCCGCAACACCGCTGACGGCGTGTTCCAGCGGTCGGTCGTGCTGCCGGTGCCCTTGAAGGCGATACAAGCGGTATGCCCGCCGTCAGGGAGCCCGCTTACCATACTGAGCGATGTCTGCCCGTTGGTCAGTTGCGCAGACGCCCACGCACCGCCGTCGATCTGCCAGCCGACGATCGGGTATTGCGCCGCGGCTGCGCCGATGCTTGAGAGCGGTGTCACATCGACGCCGAGCGACAGGCCCGTGCCGGTGAAGTTGGCCCGCATGTACGCGCCGGGCGTGTTCGTTTGGGCGTAGGTCGTGCCGTTCTTGATCCAGTTGCCGGGACTGAAGAACCAATTCGCCGCTGTGACATCGTAGGGGAGCGCGTTCGCCGCGCCCGTGAGATTGTCGAATATCGCGGTGCCGGGGGTCGCAACGCTCTGGTATGTGCCGCTATCCAGCACAACGCGCGTGTTCGTGATGAGCCAGGGCCGCGGGGTGCTGGCACGCTGCGTCCAGACCACGTTATCGGGCGAGGTGTCGAGGCGGATCGTATCGTCCGACGTCTCGTGCCGGAAGCGCCACCAGCGATGCGCCACGCTGTCGTAGGTGATCGCCGAGACAATGTTGGTGTACGCGCCGCCGGCGATCTTCTTCTGGAACAAGAGAGACGTGCTCTCTTTGACGATGACGATGTTGTTATTTGCGTCAACGCCGATGAACGCCTCCGTATCTGCCGTGTTATTCCCGGTTGTCTGTACGGCCTCAACGACGACGTTACCGTTCGTGAAATCGTAGGTGAGCAGGCTGGTGTAGCCGCTGTAATTCACGCCGCCGGTCGAGGATGGCGGCGTGATCTGAAGTTGAGCGCTGGTCTCGGCGACGGTAACGAGGCCGCTTGCACCGGAGAAACTGCCGATCGTCCAGAGCGCCACGTCACGGACGTTATCGTTGAAGTTATCCGCGAGCGTGCTGATCGGCGGGCCAGCCTGCACATTGGACGGCAGCAGAAAGCGGCTGACGAACTGGCGCGCGGGCGGCGCGCGCAGCACGGCCCGTTGTACCCCAAGCGCATTTTGTCGTATGCTACTGCCCAAAGCGTGCTACTCTTCCCAGCTCACGTAGATGTCGAATGTTGCGCAGACGCCCGCGCCGCGATTGACAAACATGACCTCGCCCGTCGCGGCGGGGGATGGCACCACCAGCGGGTCGGCATCGCCCCAGGTCCAGATAATCCCCGATCCCACCGTCGCCGGAAGTTGCACGCGCCGAATGCTGATCGCGTTCGCCGTGCCGATCGTCGCCCAGGCGACGGCCATACCGCCGATCGCCGCGATGTCGGCGGGGTTCAGCGCCTGACCGAGCACGATCGTCGGCGTCGTCGTCGCGGTTGCGGAACGCGCGATGGCGATGTCCGAGGCCACCGCAGTGACCATGAAGATACCGATCTCGCGGATCTTCATGCGGGCACTCGCACCAGCCTTGAGCGTCGCAAAGGGCACGGATGCGGCGGTAAGGGTCGTCAGGCTCGCAACCTCATACTGCATAGGGGAAACTCCTTATCATCGGTGGAGGGCGCGAATGATTCCCATACTGTCACTAGGAATCGTGCCGCCTCCGAAATTGTCAACGACCGCGCTCGTGTTCTCAACGAAGAGATTGGTGTAGCCCGCCGCCGTATAGGTAGCGTCAATGACCAGCTTGAATAATTCCCAATCCGCGAGTGCGGGCTTGCGGTACACCGTGATCGTCGCGCCAATCATTGAGACCCCCAGGCTGTCACCGTCGGCCCACTCCTGGCTTGTGTCCGTAAACTGGATCTGTGTCAGTACGCCCGCGTCTTGCCGGTACACGTTGATCGTATTCGGCGCCGCGAATACCACCTGATAGCCACTCGGCGAGCCAGCCCCATCATCGCGAAAATGCAGCTCGATCTGGTCACCGGCTGCCGGGAGCGTGACGAGCGTGACATACGCTTCCATGTCCGGCCCGAACATCTCGACGTTCCACCGGCTGCCCTGACGCCCCGCAGCCGCCGCAACACACGCATTCGAGACGACTTTTAGTCCCGTCGTGCCGTTGGCAGCGCTCCAGCTCGCCGAGGGCTGCGGGCCGACATCGGCGCGGTTGAAGTCGTCAAGGATAGGTGTCACCGGAAATGGCATCAAAGTACCTTGAAAAGAAAGAGCAGCCCAACGACGATCAGCACGACAACAACCGCGCCGATGATGAGCATCAGCCCACAGCCGCCCGCCGGGTCGTTTCTCCAGCGCTCGCTCATCTACGGCTTCCCTCGCATCGCCTGCTGCCACATCTGGAATACGGGCAATGCTACCGGCCGGCACTCGCTCTGCGCCTGTGTCTCAGCCTTAGCCCGCTCGCGATCGGTGAAGTGCGCGCACGACTGCCACGCCTCGGGCTTGGCGATGATGCCCAGGTCGCACGGCGCGGCCCAGGTTGTCTCCGGCGTCGGCGTTGCCCAGTAGAGGCAGTCGGCGCAGCTAGGCATTACCCAACCTTAATCAAGCCGCCGGTCAGCAGCACGAAGATAACGACGGTGCCAGCGAGCGCAATCGCAAAGAACTGGCGCCAGTTCCACCCGGCGTTGATGATGAACGTGTACAGAGCGCTCGCGCACGCAGCAGCGATCAGCGCGATAAGGATTTGCGATCCAAAGGTCATGATTGTTCTCCTCTAAAACCACCGCCTGATCCGCCGTACTTCATCCCTGTCCAGTTGCGGATCGCGACGGTGTTTCGCGTACGCATACAGCCACTCGGCGAAGTCCATCACGCTATTCCAAGCGCGCAGCCTTAGCGAGACACGAGAATCCGGCACATTCGGTTTGGTAAATCGGTTCGGCCACATAGCTTTTTTGCGCTCATGAAGTCTACTTCGTAGAGTCCTTGTCGCATGTGTCGCCTTCGATCGACGGGCTGGCTAACGTCGGCAACAAGGCAGGTGAGCGATCGGCGGGTATTGACACCGTAAATGAGTACATAATCCCCGATGGCGTGCCAGTCCGAACTAACGTAACAGGTAGCCGGCGGTAGCCCCCTTCGGGCAGCGACACGTTCAAAAAGATTTGGGCTATAGTGCGCTGCGATCCCCTCATAACTCCCCACTCCCGTACTCAACACGAGCGCGGCTTGTGCAATCAGTCCCATCAGCGGCGCAAGTCGAGCGCCGGGCTACCTCTTAGCCCCAGCCGTGTTATCGTCCCACGTCCAAGTTATCCCACCCGACGCCGCACTTGTGGTCTCGCGAAACCGAAAGGGATCTAATCGTAGCGCATTACCACCCGCTGCGTCCTGAAGACGACAGCTACAGCCATACGACGGCGGCGGCGGCGTAATGCTAAACCAAGCCGCCGGATACCAGATAGCGGCCCCGCAATGCGGGCACGTGCCCCCCTGAATGTAACTCATCACCAATACTCCCACACGAGCCAGATCGCCAGCATCGCGCAGATGAAGACGATCGCGGCAGCGCCAATCCAGTACATCACGGCTTCGCCTCGTCAGGATGCGCGCCCATCTGCTCACGTCCCACGGCGATGCCCTCTTTCAGCGCAAGCGCCGCCTTCAGTTCGCCTTGCACGCGGCCTTGCTCCTCCACGCGCGCGATCAGTTCGTCCATCCGGCTGTTCACAGCGAGATGCGTTTCGTGTGCAACCTGTTCGACGTTCTGGGTAATCGCGGTGTTGGTGTCGATCTTCTGACCGACCGACTCCAGTTTGGCCGCGTTCTCGGTAGACGCCTTGAGGCTCAGCAGTTGTGGGATGATCAGCCCGGCGACGGTGACGAGACCGGCGATGGCGATGCCCTTGTCGCCCGTGTAGAGCACGATGATGGCGACGAACGCGGCGATCAGGGACAGGCCCAGGATCGAGAGTGCGATGATGAGTGAATCGTTGTTCATTCGGCTTCCTGTTGCGGTAAATCACTACTTGTGATATAATTCAAGCATACAAAAAGCCACGCGCTGCTATCAACAGCCGTGGCGCGGCCAAGCGCATAAGGAGCTTGACATGGATGATTTTACCACGAAACCGTGTTCCCTCTGCCACGAAACCAAACCACTTACCGACTTTAACCGAGACGCGGGATGCAAAGATGGGCTGCGCCGTCGGTGTCGATATTGCGAAGAGCAAGAGCGGCAACGACGCAAGCGGGTGCGAGAACAGACACGAACCGATATTCCACCGGGCCAGACGAAACGGTGTAGCATCTGCCACGAAGAGAAGCCCCTTAGCGAGTTCTACACGCAACGTGACTGCCTTTACGGTGTCAAGGGCCAGTGTAAGACATGCTACGTAGCAAAGAACAATAAGCAGCGCGAGCGCCCTGGCTACACCCATTACACCTACCCTGGATACCTTCATGCCTGGATTATCAAAAGAAAATACGGGATGACCGTTGCTGAGTACGATGCAATGTACGCGGCTCAGAACGGCGTCTGTGCTATTTGCGGGCAACCGGAGATAGGCCTGGGGCGCGGCGGCAAGGTTCGCCGGATGTCCACCGACCATGACCATACCACGGGTGCCATTCGCGGGTTGCTTTGCCATAACTGTAACTTTATCCTCGGTAGCGCTCATGACGATCCTGATGTGCTGCGCAAGGCGGCTGACTATCTCGAAAAGCACAAGTAGCCCTATTTGCCCGCCTCTCGCGCCAGTCGCAGCGCCTCTATCTCTTGCCGGAGTTCGCCCATCTGAACCGTGAGCCTGCCCATTTGCGCCTTCATGCTTTCGAGCTGGCCAGCCATCCGCAGTTGCTCCTCGGTCAAATGGTTCAGCGCGACGGTGAAGGCCGCCTGGTCATCGCGCACATGCAATTCGTGATCGCCGACGATGGCGACGACCCGATCCACGATCGCTTCAGCCACGGCTTGCGCGATCGGGTCTTTGAGCACGTCGATCGCCCGCGAGATCAGCATATCGTCGGACATGGCTGCTACCCCGAATGGTCCTTTGCGATATGCGCGGTCACCATGTTGCGCGCGGTCTGGTCAACCGTGCCGGACGGCATGACGAACGGCGCGAACACGTTCGGGATGCGGTACACCTCCGGCTCGGCCGTCGAGCCGCTACCGCCCGGCGTCGCCTCACTGATAGTGACGAGCAGTTCGCCAGTCGCCAGAATTTCAACTTCTACGCTGTCATCCTTGCCAGCGTCGTTGGCGAACACGATCTCGCCCGCGTTGCTTAAGTCGCTGAGGTTGACCTTCCAGAGCCTGACAACGCCGTTGGTCGAGCCGGGCGCAAACCAGACCCCGCCGATAATGTACTGCGGGAGGTCGAGGCGATAGGCCGTCGCGACCCTGACGAATTGCGCGGGTATCCAGGTGAGACGAGTGCCGCTCATTGGCGTGCGATGCTCCTCAACTTTGCCCACAGGCGCACATAAAAATCCGGCCAGTCGAAGCCGGCCGGGTCGGTCTTGTTCGCTTGTATCCAGGCGTGGGCCGCGATCGGGATGAAGCCATAGGCGCCGATCCATTCCGCTACCTGGTTCACGCAGGCCGTGATCTGGGCAGGTGGGTAGGGGTCGGTGCCATTGTTGAGGTTTTCGAGTTCAATTGAGAGCGACCAATTATTCGCGTTCTGCATCTGTGAGGGCAACGGGCCGATCTCGGCTGGGCCTTGCGTGTACGCGGTCTTCTCGTCACTTACAATTTTGTAGATCTTGCCGGTCTTGGAAATGAGCCGGTGACAGGATACGGGGTTATTGTCTGGAGAGGTTGTTGAGAGCCAGTTGAGAGAATCCACACCGCCCGTTGCGTGTAAAACTATCCACCGGTAGCCCAGCCGCGTCTGCCCGCAACAATGCACGCTGTCTGCGGGATGGTCGGTAATAACCAAAGGCGCCGTCGTAAAGAGCATGGCCGTCTCGATTGTGCTGCCGAGCGCCGTCCCAGTTGCAAGGTGCGGCGCCCGGCCCAGCGAAGAAAGGAGGTTGCCTCGCCCCAGCGCCGACGGAGCACGGCGCAGGACGCGGGTGTGGACATAATCATAGCCGATCGGGGGAAGGATGTCAACTAAGGGACATTTATGTCAGGTCAAAAGAGGTACTTACGCCGCATAACAGTAGATTACAACTTACTAATGATCTGAGGGGTATCCAAGAGGAGGGAAGATGTATTATACTTACATTACCCGTGCCGCAGAGTCTTATAGGGAGGAGTGTATGTTGTTACTTCGTCTGTACATCTTAGCCGGGGGGCTAGCGATCGCCGGGGGGAACCTTGCGGTAACGACGATCGAAAACGAAACCGCGCGTATGGCGGCGCGCGGTGCCTTCGAGGTTGTGCTGATCGTCGCCGCAGTGACGATCGGTGCGAACGCAATCTACCATTTGGTAGAACGGTGCGTTATCGCCAACCTACGTGAGACGTGGCACGCTATCCATGCGGATGACGCTGCCGATACGTCCGAATAACCTTCTCCAGGTCGTCCTCGTTTTTGATGGCCTCTAGCAGCAACGCTGTCTCCCGATCGGCTGCCGCCCTGCTCACTGCATCAGCCCGCGTTGCTTTCCCGTCATCCCATAGCTCCAAGAAACTATCGAGCGACCCGCGCAAAATCTTCATGAGTTTGCGTGCTTTTTGCATTGACGGCCGATTCTCCCCATTCTCCCACCGGCTCATAGTCCGATCGGTTACCGGCACCGCCGCTGCCACATCCTCTTGACGCATATCCGCAAGTCGCCGCAGTGTTACCAGATATTCGCCGCCAGCCTCACCGCTCATAAATGTACCATCCATGCTAGTCCGCTCCTTTTCGTATTTTACCAAATTGCGCCAAAAATGTCACCAGACACTATTGACAGGTAGGGGACATCTGTGGTATATTAATCATGTCCGAAACAAGACACTTCTGTCAGGAGACAAACCCCATGTCACGACCGAAACCATCCTACCCACATATCTGGGCCGCAGTCGAAGCAGCCGGTAAAAATGACCCCGAGCGCGCGAAAGCGATCGGGGTTGGTGTTCGCACGATCATGCGCTGGCGCAAAGGCGAATGGCCGGATTGTTTCGAGTACTTCACCAATCACCCCCCGCTTCATGAGGCAATGGGGCTAGAAATCGCCGCTCGTGGGCCAGCAACTACAGACACGTTTGGTACGTGACAATTTTAGCATCTCTCTACCCATCGTGTCAATTACAGTTTTGAGATAAGGAGCGCCCGTCATGCTAAACCTCACCGACCTGAAACGGATCACCTACGTTCATCCCGACTTCGAAGCGGCGTTCGGCGAGAACGTTATCGGCTACTTCAAGTCGAATTTAGATGCTGAGAACGCGCTGAATGCGCACACCCTCGACCTGATTATGAGCGGCGCTATTCCGCCCGAGGATGACCCGCCGCTGCCTAATCCTTTACCTGACGACGCCGACCCCCCGTGTGCAGGCGCGGCGATCGGCCGAATGTGGCACAAGCAACCGCGTGATTTCATCGCCGTCCTTCGCCAGCTCGACATGACCGCGCGGGTAAAGCTGGCCGAGTCCTATGCCGAGTGGCGCGGCACCGACGCGACGGCAGTGTTTGACCTCTGGACGCTCGCGGTGCAGGGCGCCAATGTGCCGGCGAACGCTCGATCCTAGTATACCGAGAAAGGCCGATCCTGTGATCGTTTACCTACCCGCCTTCATCGCCGGCTGGCTCTTTACCTTGACACTGCTGATCATCTTCCACCTGCTATGGAATGACGCGATCGAGGAAATACGCTACGGACTAGGTGCCGGGGCTATCTGCGCCGGGTGTGCGCTCGCTGGCCTCATCATCGACAACGAGTTGTTGACGTTCGGCCCAGCTATCATCACCAGTTCAGGCTTAATTATCGTGCTCATCCAGTGGCTTGAACGCCGCGCCGATGAGCGCAAGGCCAAAGCCCAGAAGCGCGGGGAGGTCATAGGGGCCGCGCACGGGCTAACACAGGAGATCATCGATGGCAGTGGGGAGCGGTCGCACCGGCAGAACTGAGCGCATGGAGAATATCTTAGCGCTCTGCATCGACATCTATCACGCGGTTGGCGTCCTGGCTGAACGCGAGCCGGATGACGACGACCTGAACGAATTACTGTATATCCTCAAGGCGACGGCGGCGATCAAGGCGCTGGCGCTGGCGGAGCGAAATGGAAAGGAAGTGCTGCAATGACTCTTATCAAGCTAGGTGACAGGTACATCAACCTGGATAACGTGACCAGCATTATGCCACTCAACAAAGAGTACGCGGGCAAGCCGGGCATCCTGCAAATTGAATATATCGGCCGCGCGAGCGAGGACTGGGGCGCTGAGTGGGTCGAGGGTGCCGATGCTATCGCGCTCCGCTTCTGGCTTGACCAGCGCTCCGCCGACATCACGCGCCACTACGAGATGGAAACGAAGATGGGGCCACGATGATGCCAAAGCAAGCTGAGCGCCAATGGCAAATCCCGCGCGGCGATTACGAGTGGTCCGACTACCAATGCCCGACGACCGGCGTATGGTTCCATCCGCTGTCCCATCGGCTCATGGAGATCGGGGATCAGGCATTCGTATGGGTATACTGCCCCATTTGTGACCATCACTGCCGCGTGCGCGGACAGGACGGCTATGACCCGATGAACCCTCAACCCCATTGCTACACCCTCGTGAATGGAAAAGAGCTATGACCCACCTTGCCGACATCTCAACCGGCGCTAATTTGACGGCGGAGTTCAACCTACGTTTCGCTATCCGCGTCGAGCGCGAGCGCTACCAGGCGATGCCGCCCCGCTTGCAAGCCGAGACGCTCTCTCGCGTGATGGCGAACGTCGAGCGGCATCCGAACTCGTGGCTGGCGAAGCACTGGAAACAGATTTATGGAGGGACGATACGATGACAATGCGAGTTCCACCTATGTCCCGGCCTGAGACGCTGCACCGCGTTCTGGCGGCTGTCCAGGCGTTCACACGCGAGCACGGACGCGCGCCAAGTCTGAACGAGTTGACGAACATGACCGGGCTGGCGCGCAGCACGGTCTGGTACGCGCTCAACACGCTGAGACGTGACTACGGCTATGTGCGGTGGGAGAAGCGGCGCGAGGGTACGCTACGGGTCACCGAGAGGTATTGATATGACAATAAGCAGCTTTAACCACTTCCTCGAATACCTGGCATCGAACGGGCACAAGTACGCGTTGCACCCGCAGCAGATCCGCGGCTTCGACGGGACCGAGAAGGAGACGCGGGTGTTAGCGACGATCGGCGGCGTCCCGCTGACGTTCAGAGTCAAGAAGGGCTACACCGAAGTAGTAGCCGAGTGGCGGCAAGCAATGGAACGAGGAAGCGAGGAAGCGGCATGACAAATCTTGGCAATATCTACGGCCTACTAACCGAGCCGTTCTCTACGTCGGTCGTCGAGGTCAAGCCCGGCGCGACGAACCAGGAAGGCACGAAGGCGCTGGCGCTGGCCTACGTTGATGCGCGCCACTACCAGGCGCGGCTTGACGACACGGTTGGCGCTGACAACTGGCAAGTCGAGTACCGGCCGGTATCCGACCGCGCAACCGTCTGCCGCCTGACAATCTTCGGCGTCGTGCGTGAAGACGTGGGAGAGGCCGACGCTACGGACGCGAACCAGGCCACCAGCGCGGCGATGCAAGCCTTCAAGCGCGCGTGTGCGGCATTCGGCCTGGGCCGCTACCTGTACACCGACTTGCCGCAACTCTGGGTAGATGCGGAGAAGTTCGGCAAGACCGTAAAGATTAAAGACCCGGCCGGCGCGGTGTGGAGAATGTACCAGCAAGCGGGTATCCTGGGAGTTCAGAAGCCGCAAACGAACGGCACCGACCGGCGACAGAAGATGATCACGAAGATCCAAACGCTGATGGTCGATGCCCGCGAGCGCGGTATCGAAGTGAAGCACAAGCCACTTGACCAGGCGACGGATGACGAGCTAGTATCTATCGGCAAGGCGTACACCGCGGCGCTGGAGAAGCGCGGCAAAGTGGAAGAAGCCGAGATCCCGCTTTAATACACCCGCCCGCGCTGGTCAATCCATCAGGCCGGCGCGGGTGTTTCTGTTGACTGAGGAGCACGATGGCAGACCCAGCCAGCATACCGCCACCGAACTACACGCAGATACCGAACGCGATCTTTGAGTTGATGGCCGATAAGGAAGCGCATTTCACCGAGGCGGAGTTGCGGGTCGTCCTGGCAATCGCTCGCAAAACGTTCGGCTGGCACAAGAAGCGCGACAAACTCAGCCTCACGCAACTCGAAAAGCTCACGGCGATGAGCAGACCGAGCGTGAAGGCGGGGATTGATGCCGCGATAGCGCGCGGCTTAGTTCGGCGTACGCCCGACAAAGACGATGGGCGCGGGGGATTTTATTACGAGCTTCTTGTAGATGAGCCGAATGAGCCGAATAGTAAAAAATCTTTACTAGTAAAGAATGTTAACCAGTTAAAAGAGTTAACCGATACTAGTAAAGAATCTTTACCAGAACTAGTAAAAAATCTTTACCCACAAAAGAAAGATAAAGAAAAGAAAGAAACATCATCGTCGCACGTCGCGTTTTTGATCGACCAGGGGATGGGGGCGGCGATGGAGTTTCAAGATTTAGAACCGGATGCCGCAATAGCCGACTTTAAGCGACGGGTGAAGGACGGGCAGTCAGTCGCGCAGATCGTTCGAGCATGGAGACTTAACGCTCCTGTTCGCAAACCAGAGCCGAATGGCACCGGCCCGCCAGGATACCGCCCGCCCGCCGATGCCCTAACGCCAGAAGAACGAGACAAGAAGCTGAAGGAACTGCGCCGATGACCACCAACAAAGCCATACCCGCCGACATAGAGGCTGAGAAAAGCGTACTCGGATCGCTACTGATGAACCGCGATGCCATTATCGCCGTCGCGCCGTGGCTATCATCCGCGATGTTCTACCTGGAGGCGCACGGCTGGATTTACGAGGCGTGCCTGTCCTGCTACAACCGGCGGGTTCCGCCCGATACGCGGATGGTTGCCGACGAACTGAAGAGGAACGGCCGGCTGGAAGACGCTGGCGGCTATTCGTACCTGTCGAAACTGGTAGATGCCGTGCCGACAAGCTACCACGTCGAGCACTACGCGCGGATTGTCGAGCATAGTGCCGCCCTTCGTTCGCTCATCATCGCGGGCGGCAAGATAGCGGCGCTTGGATACGACGAACGAACGGATGTACAAGAGACGATCGCCAACGCCCACGCGCTCCTAACGACGGCGACGGCGCGCCCATCGGACGATGAGACGCTCATTGAGATGGCGAAGATTGTTGATATGCGGTTTGCACAGGTGAGCGCTGGCGGCTCGCAGGCGCAACTCGGAATCCCGACTGGGCTAAAGGATTTCGATCAGCAGACCGGCGGGCTACACAAGTCCGACCTCATCATCATCGCCGCCCGGCCCGGCGTGGGCAAGTCAAGTCTGGCGCTGACTATCGCCTACAATCTCGCCGTTGCTGGGCACCGGCTCGACATCTTTAGTCTTGAGATGTCGAAAGACCAGAACCTAGATCGGCTGATTGCGATGCACACCGGCATCAACCTACTCGACGCGCGGTTGCTGGCGATGAACGACGATGGATGGGCGCGCTATATGGACGCGCTCGGCTTCATTCACGCCTTGCCGATCGCCGTAGATGACCAGCCAGCACTTACCCTGCACGACTTACGGACACGGTTACTGAGGCGCCAGGCAACGATGGGCGCGCCCACGCTGGTCATTGTTGACTATCTCGGCCTGATGCGTGTTCCGAAGTCGCGCAGTCGCTATGACGAGGTTTCGGAGATTGCGCGCGGGCTGAAGAACCTCGCAAAAGAGATGAATGTACCCGTACTGGCGCTCTGTCAGATGTCTCGCGCCGTGGAAGAACGCCCTGGTCACTTGCCGATGCTCTCCGATTTGCGCGAGAGTGGCGAGTTAGAGCAAGCCGCCGATCTTGTAGCCTTCATCTATCGTGAAGAGATGCACGACTCGGATACGGACAAACGCGGCGTCGCCAGACTCATCATCGCCAAGCACCGACATGGCGCGCTGGGCACCGTTCCGTTGCACTTCGACAAGTCTACTACGCGGTTCACTGATCTAAGCTATCGACAGGAGGCTAGCTATGCCCATCAAGCCGATTGAGACGGTCTATAAGGGCTACCGTTTTCGCAGCCGAATCGAGGCGCGGTGGGCCGTAGTCTTCAAGACGCTTGCCCAGCCGTGGGAATACGAGAAAGAGGGATATGACCTCGGTGATGCTGGGTGGTATCTTCCTGACTTCTGGCTGCCTAATACCTATGACCGGATCGGACATCGGGGTATCTGGGTTGAGATTAAAGGGCAGCAGCCGAGCGACATTGAAAGCCAGCGATGTGAGGCGCTCGCGCTCGGCACGAAACACTCCGTCATGATGTTTGTCGGCCCGCCGCGCACATACTATGAGGGGACCGATAGTGATGGGCACTACCAATGGACATATGATGCCGAGTCGGGCGATATCTGGTGGGACAACTATATGCGGCTACACTATTGCAGCGACTGCTTTGTGGCGAAAGTTGAGTTTGATAACGATTATTTTACCTGCCCGCAATGCAAGAAAGAAACCTGCATCCCACATCACCCGCTAATCGACGCATCAGTCAAAATCGCCCGCTCTACCCGCTTTGAGCACGGCGATCGTGAAAGGTGAAAGCCATGACCACTAGCACCTACGCCGTTATCATCGCGCCCGTCTGGGCCGTCTGTGAGGTCTGTGGCTGCCCGTGTGCGGGTGAGCCTGTCGAGGTGTGCTACATCGCGGAGCAGCCGCGCTACAGCCACGTTGATTTAGTCGCGTGCCTGAAGCGGTGGGAAGAGGCGCCCGCCGAGAGTGAGGCGGCGAATGGATAATGAACCCTACCGCCTCGGCGCGCTGATCCGGTGGTGCTTCCTGCACGAGGCCCGCCGTCCGGGGCTGCGCGTGGTGCGTCGTTGTGCGCAGCGGCTGGTGAGAGCGGCGTATGCGCGGGAGGTGGGGCGATGCTAGTTATATGCCCACTCTGCGAAGAGGTCAAGCCGGTAGAGGCCCGCGGGCTGTGCAAGCGCTGCTATTACGGCGCGCAGCGGCTCGGGATACTCGATAGGTTCCCGTGCCGCCGCTGGGGACGGCGAACGATCGTGTTCGACGCCGCGTACCACCGCGAGTGGCGACGGCGGCGAAAGGAGCAAGGCCATGCAAGCTGAGACGATACGGCAAGCGCTTGAAAAGCTCGATGAGCTAGAAGCGCTGATCGGCAACGACCCTGGTGCGTTTCAGGATCTACACTATGACTTTTTTCAGCCGGTCAAGCGGATACGCGAGGCGCTGTTAAAAGAACTTAACTTTGCCGAAATAGACTTGCTCGGCGGGCTTATCAAGGTGATGCGATGAGAGAGACAACCGAGATTAGCCTGGAAGACTACCGCCGCCTCTCTCGCGCGCAGCCGCGCCAGCGAGCGAAGCGCGCGCCCAGGGCCGACATCCCACGCGCCCCGCGTCAGGAAGCGACCGGGCTGCACGTGCTCATCGCGAAGGGCTGGAGTATCCAAAGCCCAGACAGCGTTCAGTACCGGCTCTACAAGATCGGGGAGCCGGGGATGGACACCGGGCTGTGCGACAGTGAGAAGGCCGCGTGTGACCGGGCAAAGGCGCTTGCGGTGGTGGGGGTGAAGGGGTGACTATGTGGCGGAACATTCCAGAATCATACCGTAACCAGATCGTCGTGAGCGATGCGCTTGACTATCTGCGCAGCCTGCCTGATGCCAGCGTGCCGCTGTTCCTGTTCAGCCCGCCGTACAATCTCGGCAACAGCAGCGGGGGCGGAATGCCGGGCGCAAAACGACAAGGGCACTATGCACCGGATTTGCCCCTCTCCCGGCGCGGCGGCCCATACCATGCCGCAATGGACGGGGGCCGCCGCGCCGGGAAGTGGGACAGTGGATCGCTGGCAGATGGTTACGGCGACTATAGCGACGGGCTACCGTGGGATGAGTATGTTCCCTGGCAACACGCAATCCTGCGTGAGTGCTGGCGCTGCCTAACCGCCGGCGGCGCGATCTTCTACAACCACAAATCACGAGTTCTTGACGGCGTGTTGCTCGATACGATCACGTTCGTGCCGGAAGACTTGCCCATTCGCCAGCGCATTATTTGGGCACGCGCCGGCGGGGTGAACTTTTCACCGTCGTTTTATTGTCCGACGCATGAAGAGATCCTCGTGATCGCGCGGCCTGACTTTCGGCTCAAAAGCAAAGGCGCGTCGGGTGTCGGAACAGTTTGGAGCGTCACGCAAGAAACGAATACTTGGCATCCCGCGCCGTTCCCACTTGCGCTAGCGGAGCGGGTTATCGAGACGGTCATGCCGCCGTTCGTTTGTGACCCGTTCATCGGCTCTGGTACGAGCGCCGTCGCCGCCGTCCGGTGTGGTGTGGGCTTCATCGGGTGCGACCGCAGCGCCGCCTACGTCGAGCGAGCGCGAAAGCGCGTAGCGAGCACACAGCCGATTAGCCGCGCCCTTGTTGAGGCACTAGGGCAGGACGTGCTGCTATGACCCTCACCCCACACCCCACCGCGCCCCTGCTGCGTCGCCGCGAGGGTGGCGGGTGGGAGCGCCTTATCGCAGGCAGTCTGCTGCGTGGAGCGCCGCGCTACGAGCCGGTGGAGTGGGACGAGGCGGCATACGCAGAGAAGCAGCGCAAGGCGGCGAAGATGAGGGAGCAAGCCAATGTCTGACCGCGCCCACATCCTCATCCGCGCGCTGCGCCTTGAGGACGAAAATTACTATCTGCGCCAGGCGCTGCGCCAGAGCCGGCGAACGGCGCCCGAAGAGACCGCCCGGATTGTCGAGCTGCGCGGGCGCGGGCTGACCTGGACGGCGATCGGCGCGCGGGTGGGGTTGAGTGCGGAAGCGGCACGGCTGCGCTACCGACGGGCGAAGGAGCAATAAGGATGGAAAAAGATAACATTTGTATCAGCGGGATATGGCTGCGCTCATGGCACGAGGGGCGTATGCAGGTGCTTGTCGAGATGGCTGGTCAGTGGTACGTCGTGATTGACGATTACGCGCCGCTCTACGAGATGGAAGTTAGTCATATTGTCGAGCCAGTAGGCATCAAGCAGCGGGTAAACGCCGCACGGCGGAAAGGGGTAGACGATGCTTGATCTAGAGGCTGTCCAAAAACGTCTTGACGCCGCTCGCGATGAACTAAGCGCGCTCTGTAAGGGTAAGCGATTTCTGATGACTATCCCGCCGGATCGCAACCGTGATAGCGATCTTATCCTTGCCGCCACCCTAAGTGACATACCTGCCCTTCAGGCCGAACTCGCCACAGCGCACGCCGCGCTCGAAGACAAACACCGCGCCTGGCTCGCGGCGGAGCGGGAGCTGGATGCGGCGCGGGCGGCGCTCGGTGGACTGCTTACGGCTTGTGAGGCCGCTGATGCACAGGAAGACCTCTCTGAGTTAGTTGACGGCTCACTGATGGACGCGGCACGCGAAGCGCTCGACGCCGCACGGCGCGCCGAGTAGCGCGAGAGAGTAGCGTATAATGGAGCCACGCGGCGTCACACTCAAGAAGGCAGGCGAACTGATCGGCGGCGACAAGCCGCTGTCGGTGCGTACCGTGAGTGCGATGATCGCGCGTGGCGAACTGGAAGCCTACGGCGCGCGAAAGGGGCGACGTGTGACGACGCGCTCGATCCGCGCCTATCAGGACGGAAAGCAATGGCAAAGCGAAAGCGCGAGCGGCGCAAGCCTGGCAGTGGCTACACCACCGCCGCGCCGAACCAAACGTGGAGCGCGTTCTTTCCGAAGCGACCAAGCGGATACCACGTCCGTAAAGGTTTCCGCACCCGCGCGCTTGCCGAAGCATGGCTTGATTCGCTAGGCCAGCAGCGCGCCGATAAACAGGATGTATCCAGCGGACAGCAGCGCGTCGGCGTCTGGGTCGACCGCTGGATCGAACGCAGCGGCCGTGAGCGCGGGTGGAAAGCGAAGATGCTCGCGGATGTGCTCTATAAACTCGGCTATGTGAAGCCGTATCTCGGCGCCGTTGCGCTCTCCGATGTCCTACCCGATGATGTTGACGCGATGATGGATGACCTCGCGCACGACCTTGCCGAGAACACGATCCGCCAGATCCGCAATTACCTCTTTCAGGTTTTCGAGAGCGCGGTCAAGCGCCGCTATATCGCCTTCAACCCGGTCATCAAGCCCGAGCGCCGTAAACGTGCTGAGCAGAAGCCCACCCAGCGCTTGACCGTAGCAGAGACGAGGCGCGTACTGCGTGAAGCTGAACCGTCGTTCTACAGCTTGGCCTGGTGGCTGGTCTTCACGCTCGGGCTGCGCGCTGGCGAGGTATGCGGCCTCAGATGGGGAGATATCGACCTGGATAAGGCGACGGTCAGCGTCCTCCAGGAGTGGACGGACTTGCGCGGCACGCCATACCGAGACACGCCCAAAGGCAGCAAGACGCGGCTGCTGCCGTTACCACGCGCTCTGGCCGCGCCTCTCGCGGCACACAAACAGGACTGCGCCCGCCGCGCCGCGCAAGGCCAACAGAAGGGCTACTGGCAAGAGAACGGGCTGGTCTTTCCCGGCCGGGGCGGTCGACCAATGCACACGACCAGCCTGCGCCACCAGCTCAAACGCATGACCGACGCCTGCCACTTGCCGCCGATTACCGCGCACGAGGGGCGCCACACCGCGGCGAAGTTTTACACCGATGCGGGCGCGACACAAGAGCTTACCGGCGCCATTCTCGGCCACGGCCCGCGCACGATCACCGGGCACTACGCGCCGCACGACGCTGAGGTGCTACGGCCGTGGGTGGAAAAGGTGTATCGGGCGCTGGCGGGGGAGGTGGAGCGGATTGAAAAAGAGGCTTGACAGATGTGTACCGTAGGTGTATAATAGGTGTATGAAACGAACGAACATCAACCTATCCGACGATGGCCAGCGGGCTATACTGGTCATCCGCGAGCGTTATGGCTTAACGAGTGACACGGCGGCGATCCATTTTGCGCTGCGGGAAGTCTCGCGGCAAATCGAGATAGAATATCTCAAGCGAAACATCGCCGCCCAGCGCGGCGGCACGAAAGGATACGAGGATGAACATTCGACAAGCACTTGAGGGGCTAGACGGCTCGAACGTTGCGGCGCTGTCCTACTCACCAGGCTACACCGCCTATGCGAGCGAAGATGCCGAGCCGGGTGTGTACTTCGTCACGTTCTGTCGTGGCGAGATGCCGCCGCACAAGACCGAGCGCTTTGCCGATAGCGCTGCGATGACTGCATACCTGGAGGCGGAAGGACTAGTCGATGGATGGGAACTCCAAGAAGCCGAGTAGCGGTCTGTCCAATGGCATCGCAACAAAAAGCACACAAGACAAGGCATGAACGTAAGCTCATCATGTTTGAGCCGGGCGTTGTCTATCTTGCCTACGGTGAAAACTGCTACGTGCGCCCAGAGCTTTATCATGTCCACCATGCCTACAAGATCGGGGCAACGCGCAAGCTGCCGGGGGTGCGTATCCGTTCTGCATGGTCCAGTGGATGGGAGTTTCGGCGCAATATCCGGCTCCTTCACACCATCCAGGTAGACAATATGCGAGTTGTGGAGATGATGTTTCACATGCGTTTTGCCGATCGATCGGCTGTGCCAATGCAGCCCTGGCGTGAGTGGTTTGTGATCGATGATAATGTGCCGCTGATTTGTTCATATCAGTCGATCAATGTAGCCGCTGCACTCACCGATCTGTCTGGCGATGGTGCTTCGTGCGACTGGTGGCGGAGCATGACCATCAAAGACCGCCGTAAAGTAACCCTGTCACTTTGGCAGCATCCCGCGTTGCATGTGGTCTGTTCGGCGGTCGGTAACAAAGTGCCCGGTAACATCAAAATACGCACAAAAAATACAATACAGGAGGACTGATACCGCGTCTGAATGGGATAGGACGGGCAGCAGCGGTCATTCGTCTGCTGTTTCGTAAACAGCAGGTCAAGAGTTCAAGTCTCTTCACCGGCTCCACGTAATTCCCCATTCAGACGCGGTACAGAGTAATCTCTGTACTGCGTCTTTTCGTGCCTGGTCTGTTCAATGGTCTGTTCGCGACCGAAAAGGAGACAATGATGTACCTCGTTGTTGTAGCTACAAGCATCATGTTCGGAGAGATGTCGGTACTTGGCAGGCACAAAGAGCGGAGTGCTGCAATAGAGCAGATGCGCGACTTTGTAGACGAACACCCCGAACAGCGCACGAGCGTGGCCGTTGTAGAGGTCGTGGCAACGTGGAGCGGTACACGCTGGTCTTGGGAACTGGAAGCCTAGCCCACCACCACCCGCCCGCGCCAGCTGCGCGAGAATGAGGAGAATGGGGATGACAAATGAGCAATTCCCGCAGAATAACGAAGAGCGTGTCGAATGGCTGCGCTCGCGTGGGTCAAGCCTCATGCTGAGTTGGGGCGAAGATACCGGGTTGTGGGAAGTATCTTGGATCACAGGCGGCAAACGGTACAGTCATACGTCAAACGATCTCGGGCGAGCACTTTTCCAGGTGTACCGATACGCCGGAACGGATACGTCACTAGAGACCGAGCGCGCTATGCTGTATGCTGTTGAAGAACCCACTCGCGCGCAGTGGGAACGCCTGCACGAATTGGACATAATGCTAGGGTACTAACACCACCACCGCCCGCGCCGACTGCGCGCGAGATGAGGAGAGAGAACGATGGAAGAAGTCCAGATGGCAATCGAAACGGAGTGCGCGAACTGCGGCGTCGTAGGGCAATGCTACAACGACGGCGAAGCATACATCTGCTTCAATCGTGAGATGTGCAAGAAGAATCAGCGCATAGGTGAGCTAGAGGCACGCGAGCGGCGGCTGCGCGAGGCGTGTAAGACGGCTATCGAGATGGACTGGCATGGTATCGGCGCACCACATGTCTATGAGCAGCTACGCGCCGCGCTCGCGCCCGAAGAGGAGCCGCCCGCATAATCGATAGCGTCACGCCGGTGTGCAACCACCGGCGTGACGGGTGCCCCCGCAGACTAGTGCGGCGACGTGGGCATGCTACCACGCCCCGCAGGGAGCAACAACATGTCTCTCAGAGACCAGATCGCAGATCGCGTGAAGGACGGATGGACGAACCGCGAGATCGCCCGCGAGTTGGGCATCGCCCGGCAGACGGTTGACAACCACATCAGCGAGTTGTATGGGGAGGCCGGTATCAGCGGCAACCGGCGCGGCGGGCGCGTCCTCAAGTCCGGCGATCTCGCCGGCCCGCGCCGCAGTCTGATACACTGGCTACTCGGTGACTTCGATGACGATACGTTAGGGTGAAGGAGGAGCGATGCAAATCAACGAAACACAGGCAGCGATGCTGATCATGAACTTCGGGCGGCGCGGTGGGATGCTCAGTCATCGAAGTGACACTCCGCGCGGGCTAAAGCCCGACGGCTTCTTGGGCTACGCATACGGCAACCCGCTACGTTATCGCCCAAAGGCTGTGTCCCAGCCCAGAGGTTGGTGCTGTGGCCTTGAAATGTACTTGCCTGTGCCGGCTCTCAGGTGGGCCTCTTCCGCCTCACCAGTACGCCACGTGACCATGAGCTTTTTACCTGGCAGTGGATTACCTGCCAGAACGCCCAAAACTCAGTTGTTGATGTGCAATCAGCCGAGAGGCTGAGGGTGCGAACACCTGAGCTAAGTATAGCAGAAGAGGCGCGATATGTCTAGTCTAGAAGCGGTTAAAACCACCCAAGAAACCCGCCTAACCGCAGGGGTTGAAAGCCCCACGGCTTGCGGCTTCTTCCGCTCGGTCATGGCGCCGCCCGAGGTGCTCTACGTGCTCGTCCGCCTGCTCACGTCGCGAGGGATCGACATGACCCGCCAGCGCGAGATCGCGCGAATGGCGCATACCTTTGACCGGCGTGCGGCGCTGTGGCTGGGGAGCGCGGATGCGGAGACGTACCGGGCCACCGTCGAAGAGGCGCGGCAGATAGCAGCAGAACGTTGAGGCGCTTCCTGAAAGACATGACCCGAAGAGGGCGCAATATTACTGAGGAGAAACAGGAGATGCAACCATCGCACGTGAGATCCACGCCCATATCGAGCGCGCCACCGCGCCGGCAGGGGATGACCGTTTACAAGGCCGTCGCTGTCGCGCTGTGGCTCGCAGGCGCCTGGACAACCTACCTGCTCATTGCACGGATGGTAGTTGACCAGGTGTGGTATATTAGTACTATCGAAGCGATAATTGTTCAAGGGTTTTTAACCACCCTTGAATCTCCAGTGTGGCGCGGGCGGCCGGGACCAGTAAACGTTGTCGCCGTGGTGATTGATACACTGGCAAACGCAGGCGGCATCTTTCCGTTTACTGAACGCATTGGCGGGACGCCGCCCGCGCAAATGTTCGTTCAGGCATTCCGCCTCGATCCGAACATCTCGCCCGTCGTCGCCGTCGTCTTTGCGCTCCTGATCGGCTACGTTCTGGCAGCAGGCCCGGAGGCAATTTGGCGGTGGGAATGAAACTCACATTTGAGGATGCTCAACAAATCCGACAACTGCGCCAGCAGGGACAGAGCTTAATCGAACTTGGTGCGCGTTATGGGGTATCTATCAGCACTATTAGTCTGATTGTCAATAACAAACGGTGGGTGAGACCGATTCCTGTGCCTCGCGCGCAGCCCGCTCGCCCACGCATCATGCGGGCAACTGGTATCACTCTGCCATCTCAATTCCTCAAGAAAGTAGATGCACAAGCGCAAGTCGAGGGCATGAATCGTTCGGCCTACATCGCGAAGGCTGTAACATGGTTTTTAGATCGTGAAGCAGCGCGGGGTGAATAATGACCGACTTGTTTAACCGGCTGGACTTCTGGATCTCGCTCATCGGCGCGGGGTTGGTTGTCTATTTGTGGGGGCGGCGCTGGTGGCGCCGCTTCACCGCGTCAGGCGATCAGCACCGAGAACCGACCGTGCAACGGTACTATTATCCTGAGCCGACACCCCCGCTTGCCAGTCCACGGCCTGAGCCGCGCCCACCGGTTCCACAGCCTCAGTACCAGAACGAACCGAACCAGTCCGTTAATTTTGATGCCGTCCTTGCCTGGGTTCTTGACAATAACTTGACCGACGAACAGGGGATTGCATTGATCGCCGCCGCCCACCGTTTGCCGGGTGACTACTTCCTCTCGGCAAACAAGATCCGCGATGGCGTCGGCGGCTCACGTGACGAGGTGCTCGCTCAAGTCGCCGCCCTTCGTCCAAGACCGCCCGCGAAGAAAATCGAGGCGCATCTCGATCGGCCTGCGAATGGGTGGGGAGGGGCTGTAAAGAATAAGCCCTAAAATCACAGTTCTATGGGGCGTTTTATGGCATTAGCAAAGGGCGGCTTTACCATAACACTTTACACCGATATTTTAGCCCGTTTTACAGTTCGTTTTGAACGGGCGTTCTTGGCTTTAAATATGCGCTAAACCAGCGATCGGGGTGCGAGTGCTTGCGCGCTGAGGCGTAGCGGTACAGGCAAAGCGAGGGTTTCGTGGCGCCCGGGGCGTTTGGCGCGGCTTCTTGCGGCTATTCTATACGGCGGTCGTCCAAAAGCATAGGACACTGGCTGTCCGAACGCTACTCCGCTGCCAGAGATGCCGACTCGCGCCCGGCCCGCCGATCTATGACACACCGCACAATCAGAAAAAACCTGACAACTCCTATGCTTTTTCCGCCATTCGGTAGTACCCGGTTCCTATTGCCACTAGCTGGCGTTTGTGCTACGATCACCCTAGCCCACCCGATCGCCTTCAAGCCAAGCTGCTGATCAGGCCACTGCCCAATCCTGCCCACATCCATCCTCTCGGCGACGGGCGGGCGCCATCATCGCGGCGACGGGCCTAAAGCCCGCCTGCTGCGACCAGGCTCCGAGCTACGGCTTCCTGGCAGGACTCCCCGTGGCAAGGAGCCGCCAGTCCACGCGCCCGCTCGAACGGATGGCGATTGGAACTGATTGAGAGGAGCTGATGCGATGCTCCGAACCTTCCGATCTGCAACTAGTGGCAACATCCCCCAGCCGCAGGAGTGGCTGGGGGATTATTTGTTGGGAGGTGTGCGATGCAGCCGCTTGACCGTATCCGCCAGATCCAGGCGAACTATGATGACTTCTGCTACGGCTCATCCGAGGAGTACCGTCAGGCGCTGCCGATGGCGCTGCGTGATCTGGCGCTGGGCATTGCCTTTATGACGGCGACGGCGGAGTTCTGCACCGACGATACGCTCAAGGCGATTATGAGTAGAACTGAGGCGCTCCTCGCGGCGGGGCGGGTCATTGCGCGGTCGGAGCTGCGGCAACAGGCGGTAGGCTAGCGATCCACCCAGCTCGCCAGCGGCTGCACGATACCGTTCTTATTCAGCGCCCCGGCCTTCCAGAGCACGACCATAAACAGCGCCCTGAGCTGAACTGCCGTGAGTTGGTCTGCTGCGACCCCTACCGCGCTCTGCGCGACGGTGAGCACCTGCGTTCGGAGCGCCGCGGCGTCGGTGCGCTCTTGCTCGTGCGCGGCGAGCACAAGCTGCTCAGCAGGCCAATCGGCAAGCAGGCACGAGCGCACGACCAGCCCGTCGCGGAACAGCATATGCACCGTGCTGTCGTCGGCGGTGGCCTGGCGCGCTATGCCGTCCTGGGCTACCAGATCGGCGATTGATTGTGGGAGTAGGGGCATAGCCTATCCTGTAAAATAGACCATCGTATAGCGGATCGTCCCGGCCGCCTCGATGTTCAGTTCGGTCGTACCTGCGTTCGTGGCCGGGCTGGCGAGCTGCCCTTTGTCTACGGCGCCGTCCAGCAGCCCCTCAATCGAGCCGTTCGCAAATGTAACATTGCTTGTCTCTTGCGCGTAGCTAAAGCGCATCCCGCTCGTGACCGGGAACGGAAGCCCGCCGAGTCGAACCTGGCCTGTGCCGGTCGCCGCCGTCCATGTGATATCGGCTTGCGCGATAACGACCCGCCCTAGTCGTGCATACGCGCCCTGCTGTGTGGTATAGGTCGTCGCGCCCGCCGTCGTGCTGCCCTCATAGGTCGGCGTGAAGGCAGTCGGCGGCTCATCCCAGATGCTCGCGCGCAGAAACCACGCCGAGAGATACGGCACGAGGCGCGCGATCAGCCGTTGAAGTTGCAAATCGTCGCTCATCCGCTCAGCCTTGCTAGCAACAGATCCACCGAGTCACTCGCCGCAGGCTCCAGCGTCACGCCGATCCGATCGCCTGAGACTGAGCACGTCACCCGTTCAACATACTGGCGCGTCGCCGCGTCATACGCCGTTCCGACCGGGCCGGCGTCGAGCATCCCGATCTCCTGGTACATCGTGTCGGGCCGCACATCCCACGGTGGAATAAGCGCGCCGGCCGGCGTGTAGACTTCGTGGCTACCCAGCGGTGAAAGATAGGCGATCGTACTCGGCGTTGCGCCCGCCCACTTGCGGAAGGTGAGTTGTCGATTCTCCAGGCACATGAGTACCCAGCGATCGGCGCCGTCACCCTGGCTCACCAGCGTCTCGATCTTATCCTGGTATGGCGTGAGTGGTGCGATATACTCCGTATCACTTACCCCCGTTGTTCCGATCTGTGCCGTTGACGTGCTGAGGAATGCGTTCGTCACGCCAATGCCGACACCGGACGCTGCGATGAGTGCGCCGATCTGCGTATTCGTCGCCGTAACCGTCGTGCTGGTGCGACTGGTGAGCACCCATCCGAGTGTCGCGTACCAGCCGCGAAACAGCAGATCAACCATCACATCCCCACTCGCGCCGGTCACGATCTCGGTACTCGGCGTCTGCGGCGGATTTTTGTACTTCGCCAGCACTTGCGTGGCCGCGTTCGTCGCCCCCGTGCTGGATGAGCCGCCGAGCGCGACGACGAGCTGCTTTGTCCCATAGGTCGCGATGCTCGAGGCGTCACTAACAACGCTCGCAGTCGTTCCAATGCCCTGATCATCTGAGTAGCGCGGGCGAATGGAG